ATGATTGTCGATCAAATGAAGTAAACCCGGCGTTTCTCTGACCGGAAGCGAGTAAATCTTCTCGGTACGATGCCAGTATACGAGTATATTTTCTCGCTGTCAACTATTATTTTTAAAAAAAGTGAGGAAATTTATGAGTATCAACGAACGTATAAAAAACCGAGCAAAAGAGCTCGGTATGACCGTTGAAGAGGTGGAGCAGAAATGTGGTCTTGGTAAAAGAACTATTTATAGCTGGGATAAAAGCTCCCCATCAGTTGATAAGGTAAAACGAGTTGCGGACCTGCTGGATACTACCCCTGCGTACATCATGGGCTGGGAAGGAGAGAATGATGAAATATTGGAAAGGCTTGCCCGGGATGAAGATTACCGCACTCTGTGTATGACCACGTCGAAATGTACTCCGGACGAACTTAGAATGTTAGAAGGGATGATTAGCGCATGGAAGAAATAATCGTGAGACTGAAAGATTTGCCGTATGGAATCGTTGCTTGTACTGTTCAGGATGAAACCGGATTTTACAACATTTATATTAACTCTCGACATGGGCACGATATGCAGGTTAAGGGATATCTGCATGAAATGGAGCACATCAATCGGCATGACTGGGACAGCCCGCTCCTGATTTCAGATATAGAACGCGAAGTGAGAAATGCCGTATGAAAATCAATCAGCTCCCCTCTGGGAACTATAACACCAGGGTCCGCATTAACGGCGAAATACGTTCGTTTACGGCCCCTTCCCCGCGAAAGGTAGAACGCCTTGTCGACGCGGCGAAACAGGCCCAGACACGCCGTGAATTGGTCGGAATCACAATGGACGACGCAGTAAAGCGCTATATCGATTCCCGTCGGCATACAATCAGTCCGTCTACTATTGCATCCTACGATAAATGGTACCGGGAACGATTTCTGGCGCTGCATTCGATACCGGTATCTCTGATTACGAATCAGGTCCTTCAGGAAGCCATCGATCAGGAATGCAGCATAACCACGTACACCGGCAGACCGATAGCACCGAAAACGGTGATCAACGCTTTCGGATTATACCGGTCCGCGATCCTCTGGATGCGCCCGGACTTCCGTGTCGATGTCGTTCTGCCCCGGATCGTGAAAACCTATAAGGACCTGCCATCCCCCGGAGACGTGATATCCGCCGTCCGGGGGACTGACATTGAGCTGCCGGTCCTTCTGGCCATGTGGATGTCACTAACGGAATCGGAAATACGCGGAATCAAAATTTCATCCATCCGGGATGGAGTGCTGTACATTGAAGAGGCTGTGGTCCAGATCGACGGAATGCCGGTCCGCAAACAGGCAGCGAAAGCATTTGACCGGAATCGGAAGAACCGGATCCCGGATTATGTCATGAAACTGATTGAGCAGACCGACGCATGGAAGGCTGGAGAAGGCTATATCGAAACGCGGACTGGCAATGCGCTGTATAAACGCTTCCAGCGTGTTTTAGAAAAGGCCGGAATAAAACCGATGCGGTTTCACGAGCTGCGCCACCTGTTTGCCAGTATCGGTCTGCAGCTCGGCATCCCGGAGAAGTATCTGATGGAAAAAGGCGGCTGGAGTACACCGCACGTTATGCGAAGTGTCTACCAGCACACCTTCACTTCTGAGATGGATCATGTAACAAATCAAATCGACAACTACTTCCAAACCCTTATAAATCAGGGTCAGAAAATGCCGTCGGCGTGTAACACTTGTGTAACAAACGATTCTCAAACATGATTATTTTTTGTCATTTTTGGTAATTTTCGATCGATTATGACTGCATCTTGTGCCTTATAACATAAGGAAAACCCCACATCTAGTGGGGTTTTGGTGCTTTGGTGGAGGCGGGGAGAGTCGAACATCACTCCCACCCAGTAATATCAGGCATTTCCGGGCTCTCGTGTAACGTTTGTGCAACATTTGAATGAAACAGCCGCCAAAGTTGACGGCTGTTTCTGGATGTCAAGTTACCGACCCATCTGGTCCAGCATCCGCTGGAGGTTCTGTCTGGTCTGGTCGTCCGGAGCTTCATCCATCAGCGCCCGGATTTCTTCTGCGAAGTCCCCATGACCGGAGTACCCGCCCATCCTGGAGTATGGCTCCCTGGGATAGTTACCGCCCATCCGGGAATACCGGCCCATACTGTCACGGCGCCGGCCTCTGGCATAACTCCGACCAGAATAACCGTCCTCTTCGCCCTCCGCCATATTCCAGATGCAGTAGATCTTCTCGGCCATCTTGACCAGTTTTTCTGCACTTTCAATCTCTTCCCGGGACCTGAATTTTCCGTTATTTACAATGGACATTAACTCCTTGTCCGCGAGGGAGATGATTCCATCTAAGCTGTTCATCATTTCAGTTCACCTTCCTTACGCCACTCTTGTCACGACCAGATTCGCGTTCTGGACATTGATCGCTGTCACAGTTGCAGCTTCTTCCGCATTAACCGCACGAACGGAAAGAGAGAAGCAGCATCCCCGCGGGACCGTGATGATTGCTGTACTGGTTACATTTCCGTAATCGCCAAGCGCTGCCGGGGTGTAGATGGCCCGGCTTGTCACGCGCGGCTCCCCGTTTACGGAGAGTGCTACAGCTATAGGACCCAGCGTCCCACCACCGGTCTCAGGTACAGCAATATTGCCGTTGAACGTTACTCTGTATCGGGCAAATCCGCAGCAGGCATTGTTGACGATCCCACGGAGGATAAAAATCCCCGTATCGTCCTCATGGTATACATACCCTTTGGTGCAGGGGATAGATGCCGTAAACAATACCGGTTCGCCAACATTGACGAGCTGGACCGCATTAGCAAGATATTCTGCCATGAGTATCACCGTCCTTAGAACCCGCCGCAGCCGCAACCAGCGTTAGACTGGCAGCAGTTAGGCTGGCAGCAGTTCGGATTGGCTACGATATACGCAGGGCGCGGGGAAGGTGCGACATACTGCTCCACCTCATTCGCCAATGCTCTCTGACCAGCCTGGATCGCGGCGGTCTGTACGTCCTGAGATGCCTGACCCCTTGCGTACATCAGTTCAGAACGGAGCTGTGCGATCAGGTCGTTCTTCTGCTCGATCTTGTCCGCGCAGAGCTGGTCAAGGATGCGCTGGGTGCTTGCCGTGTTCGCGGTCAGTACGTCGCGCAGGGCCTCGCTGACAGCAGATCGGTCTGCACAGGCTTCCGTTGCTACGGTGTACTTTAAGTCGGCAAGCCCGGCGCGGTTATCACAACAACAGCTTTGGAGAGCGGACTGTACCCCGAACAGGGACTGCATATTCGCCATCTGAGCCGCGGTGATGCTGCTGTTCACACCGGCAAAACCGGAACACAGCGCGTTCTGCACATCACCGAAACCGGACGTGATGCTGGACTGAATCCCGTTGATCTGCGTTCCAAGCATCTGGTCACGGAATCCGTTGCTGATCTGATTGGAATTGTTCATCCACGGGTACAGGTCATTTCCGCCGAATCCGCCGCCGAAACCATTGTTCCAGCCATTGCCGCCGAACAGGACCAGAAGCAGAAGAATCCAAGCCCAGTCACCGCCGAAGCCATTGCCGAAACCATTGCCACCGGCGCCATAGGCGGGTGCTACCGGCATATACATATTGGTGTTTCCTTCATCCATAACATTTGTTACCTTTCGTTTATTTCAATCCCGGCCGGAGATTGTCCAAATAAAAAAGAGAGGGGGTAAGACCCCTCTCGGTCTGTGATCCGCTTTTCTTAGCGGAATCTCTGCGCCATCTGATAGGCGTTATTTACCATCTGCTGATTGATCTGTCCGGAGGACAGAAGATGATTTAAAATCGCGTTTGGATCGTTCGCCACGGTCTGCGGGATGTTGAACCGTCTCTGCATCAGAAACTGAACCGGATTCTGCTTCAGCTGCTGGACCATCCCCATCAGGTTGGGCTGCGCGGAATAAAAAGGATTACTCATCTGCGTCAGACTCCTTCCGTTTCTTCCTTCCGGATAATCCGTACAAATCACCCTTCATGGTTTCCAGATCCGCTTTTAAGCCGTTGATAACGTCCTCATATCCCTTGACGACAGTTGCGACTGTAGACAGGTCTTCCTTCGTCGCATAATCCGGTTTCGGTTCCGTCTTACTGACGGGCGCGTCCTTCCGTTCGACAAGGTCATAGGTGATCAGCGTAGGCCTTCCGGATGCATCCGCTTTCTTCAAATAAACGACCGGCTCCGCCGTGGACCACAGCGTGACCGCGTTATTCGGTGCGACAGGATATGCCTGCGCCTCAATCCCGGAGTTAACCCAGATCATCCCGGACTGCGCCTGCGGAACAGGGTTCTGCTGCGGAGCCTGGTATGACTGCTGGACCGGCATCTGATATGGCTGTTGATAAACCGGTTGATAGGTAACAGGAAAATAAGGATTATACGCCATCGTCTTCTTTCTCCTTCTTGTACCAGTAAAATTGCGGGATTTCGTTGGTGCTGTCCCAGGAGTCGAAGACGTCCCCATTCTGCACAACGGCGACATGACCGTCGAAAGCAAGAACATAAGTTCCGACCGGATGGTCTTGGCAGAATTGCTTCACCGTGTAACAGTCCGGGCAGGTGTCGGGGATTGCCGATCTGGAGTACCCGGCTTGACGCAATAGGGATCCCCATACCGCATTTGCGCTCGGCATATCGCCCATCAAATATCCGTTGTATGCCAGCTTGGTGTAGGCCGTCTCCCAGTCCGTCCCAAGCGCGATGGACACCGCGCGGACCGCACAGTCCTCGACGCTTCGCCCTGTTGGATTGTTGTTGTACTTCACCCACATGAGATAAGGGTAAAAGAAAGAAAGCCCCCGAACCACGAAGGTCGGGGGCAATCTATACGCAATTTTTACACATAAAAAAAAAGACCAACCGTGCCCGGATGGCCTTATGCGTGGTGGTCGAGGTGCTTAAAGATCAGATACTGATATTTATATATGATGTTCTGAATCTGCCGGACGGACATATCAAACTCTTCCGCTAGCGGCTCAAAACAAATCCCGTCACAGAACCGGCGCTTCAGGATCTTCCGGTCCCGTTCGGAATGAACGTATTCGTCAATAACTGCGGAAATGTCAAAGTTACTGTATTCTTTCATCCTTTCTTCCGCACTTTCACGCGTCCGTCCCCTCCGCAGTTCGGACACTTCTTATAGCCGGTTCCCTTGCCGTATTTCTTACGGCGGAGTTTAACCGTTTGGGTTACTTTCGCCATAATAATTTAAATCTCCTACTCCAGAAACGACAGCATCTCCGCTGCCGGTGTCTACCGCTTGAGATACAGAAACGTCTTCAAATTGTGTTTCGTACACAGTCCACGCCAGATTCGTTCCAACTAAAGCTATAATCAGCACAAGGCACAGAATCCAAAGCCGACGGATTGTACGTTCCTGCCGGACCATAATAGACTCATGCACAAGGTACGATACCGGAGCTGAATTATGCTTGGCACAGTCTTCGCAGTTTATTTTGCAATTAGATTCCATAAGCTACCTATAATCAGCGCCAGAATGCCGGTTCCAATCGCGTACAAAAGTTTCGTGATCAACGCCAGTTGGTTTTCGATAACAGCCAGACGGGCTTTATCATCCGCCAGCTTGCTGCTGATCCCGTCCATCTGGAGATTGCACTCCTGACGTGTCACAAACACTTCTTTCAGCTGTTCGATATCACCACGCTCAATCATCTTCAGCCCCCGATCTGGTTCTTCATTTCCAGAACCGCCGACTCAATATAGATTTTCAGCTCCTGTTCGTTCAGAGAAAATCCCTTGGACGCCAGAAAATCAGAAACGTACTGGAACTTCAGCGTACCACTTCCCGCTTCCCGGAAGATCATTTCCGCTGCTTCCACCGCGATCCGCGCCCACATCTTGATTTTAGCCCTCTGCTCCGCTGTGGTCTTGGACCGGATATATGGAATCAGGTACACGGACACCGCTGCCAGCGCGATTCCGATCACCGCGATCACAATTTGTGTTAAATCGATCATCCTACTGCCTCCTCGTCATCATCGTCTGATTTATATCTGTGTCTTACCTTTGATACTTTAATACCGGCACAGGCCAGCAGCTCCGAAATGAATCCTGAAAACCAGCACCGGATCAGCGTTTCCGGTTCTTCCATCCCCTGCCGCATCATCAGCAGGACCGTAGCGGTGAACAGGATTGTCATCAGGATCAAAGCGATAACCAGCAACTTCGTGTAGCTCATACGCCCTCCACCAGTATGGCATGCTTTGGATTAGCGGAAGATATGTAGCAGGTCATATTATCACAGTCTACCGCCCACCACAGCTTGCCGGTGCTGTCCGGTTCGTCGTACCCAAGGTACGGGAACGTATCACCCTGCCGCGCGACGCAATAAATGCGTCCGGCAGGTGCCTTCCGGACGTTAACTTTTCCTTTTATAATCTCCACATAATCGGAAGAGACCGGTTCCGGTTTGGCGTTGGAACCGTCAGAAATAACCAGAAGGGTATGAATAGACGGCGCGATCAGAATATCGCCCAGTTCCGCGTCCTCGATATCGTCATCGTTGACCGGCGTGAAATATCCGGTCGCCATCAGAATCTTATACATGGAGCCGGTATAGCCCGTCATTTTCAACGGGCATCCGGCCAGACGGTATGATTCGATCACGAGGGAAGAACAGTCAAAATCACCGGGTTGTGCGTTTTCCAGATTGTCTTTGCCGACCTTCTCGATAGCCTTTGGACCGGACCAGCGGTTCGGCTGGCTGTATCCGAATTTTGGGCAAAGCGCGATCCGTTCCGCATAGGACACGGCGGCTTCCGCCATTGACCTGGACGTACAGCGCAAGGCCTGCGTGAAATCGTAAGTCCGCTTTTTAAATGTGCGGATCACGATCTCATTGCCGGTCTGGTCGCCGTATTCTCCTGTCTTTCCCCCGGTTTCTGAACCGAGAGCTTCAACTACTTTTACAGCCATTTGCTTTCCCCAAAAACGAAAATAAGCGGAATCCAAAGACTCCGCTCAGTCGCTGGATAAACGCTTTTATCCGATTTCAATTATTGCACACGCGGAAGCACAGATGCAAGGATTTTTTATTCTTCCATCTCTTCAATCGGTTCTTCCTCTGGCACAACAGGATTCCCCAACATTCCACCCAACAACGGAGTATTCTGAGCAGACCTCATTGCACGATAATCCAAACTAATCGTTCCTACATCTGTCCAGATTCGGTTCGACCCCATCAGAGTTGAGATCTGATGCGAATCTAGTTGATATGTCACAGGATTCTTCATCTTATATGCAACAGTACACGGAGCACCATTAGCGTACCAATCAGCAAGCATTCCCTTGAAAATTGTTGCTGTCATGCCATCAACATTATCTGGGCGAATATTAACTAGATCAGCATTGAAACTGCTTGAACTGATAACACGAAATCCCACGCCAGTATTCGTACCAGTTATGTCATACCACGGATATATATTGCACATTCCTTGACCAGAAACAACAACTTTTCTGTATGCACCTAATGAATGTCTAAAGTACCTTTTTGTTCCACTACTATAAGATACCCACGATTCCGTTCCGTCAAAAGTAACTAATATCCAGTTTGCGGTCAGTACCCCTGTCAGCAAATCAAGCGTACCACCGAATACCTCTCCGGCTTCCGTTTGCCATGATACTTGAATTAATTGATAATCCTGTGATGGGGCAACATACGTTTTTCTTCCAGTACCGGGACTAATCATTAACTGTCTTGTGTTAAAAAAAGCATCAAGATTTGACCTCGGAGAACTTTCAATTAACAACCACGGATGTGTTAGTGTGGTTACATTTTGTGCCGTGGCATTAGTCAAACCATAAGATGAGTAATACGGAGTACCTACTTTTATATCACCAGTATCTACCCTTCCTACATTTCCAGTATTCCTATCACCAGCTAATTTCTGAACACAGATAGTTGCGTTTTTCGGAACAGGAACAGCACATAGTCTTGCATTTGTAGCATTAGCAATTCTTCCACTGCTTAACGTTCCTGTTATAACATTACTCGGAGTGCTTGATGGCAGTAAATTCTGATTAGATTTAGCAAGATAACATTCTGTATATCCTGTTATCGGACAGATATTGGCATAAGGCATGAAAGTTGTAACCGTTGACCCAAGTTCAAGCTGAACATTGGATATATCACTTTCAAGAATTTCTGTTTTTGTTATAGCAATCCGATAATTTCCAGATGTCGATGGAGTAAACGTGCATTTTCCGACTACATTAGTTCCGACCTGAGTACCAGACGAAGTGTTTTCTTCCCTGATGTAAACATTGACCGTATACTGGTTTGGATTGCTGAACGAAAGCGTGTAGGTTGTTCCACCAGTAAGCGAAAACGGAAAATCCGTATCGTTATCCTGTCCGACATAAAGTGCATTTGAACTAGATTTATACTTCTTGTCTGGGCATAGATTTTTTCCACTACCACCGACCCACGGATAACTGTACCCATGCAAATCCTGTTGGGGAGCAAAACTGATCTCCAGTTTTTTCACAGGACGATTCACCGCATCATCAATACTAATAAACTCCCCAGATGCGGATTTGATCGGAAACGGATTCAATCTTGTCCGATTTACTACAATGCCCATAATTACTCACCCAATTCCAGACGAATGATGTTTACTGTCAAATCATTTGTTGGAGTTTCCACACAATGGAATGTCATCTGTCCGTCCGTAGTCACATCGTCTGCATAGATGTCTGCGTCTTGATAATCCCTTGTGGACGAGGAAGATGCGGAAACCATGTATGTGTAGCCAGATGCAATTAACCGCTGATCGGAAATCGTGAGTGCGGAAGATGACCATGAAGCGGAAAGAAGTGTTGCGGTAAAGGAGATGGGGTTTGAACCGGGAAGACCAGTATCACCCTTCTCCCCATTCATTACATCGAAATCCTGTGTGCCTGTCTTGTCTGTTATGGAAACACGATGGCCATCTGTAATATCGGAAACGGAAACAGTAGGAGAGAATCCATCGTCACCATCTTCCCCGTCTTTCCCCGGTTCGCCTTTCATGTTGCGGAATGCGAAACTCATCTTCTTGTGGCCAGTTTCCGTAATCACATCCACTTCAACACTTGGGATGCCTACATTAGCGTCCACACTTGCGTCAGCGGTTAATCCCAGTACGGATCCAGCGGCCTGTTCTGCCGCCCGTTGTGCATCCTCTGCTTTGCCCTTTGCTGTTTCAGCATCATTTTTAGCGTTCACTGCATCGTTTTTAGCGCCAATCGCATCGTTTTTAGCCTGTCCAGCCGCTTCAGCAGAACCAGCCGCCGCCTGTGCGGATTCGCCAGCCGCAACCACATCAGATGCGGTTTGCTCCACGGCGGCATCCAAGGCAGCTATAGCTTGATCGATCACACTCTGCTGATGCGGTTCCGGGATTTCTTCCGTCCTCTCAGGACGGCCATGCACCTGAATAGAAACTTTCTTAACGGTCTCACCGGAATCTATCGAATCATGCAGATAGATATACGCGTTAATCGGTTTCCCAGTCATCAAATACTCGTCCGGAATTTCTACTCCATTGACATTACCGATCATCGTCTTTGACTGCGTATCACCGACATTTGCGAAATCGACCTCATACGAAAAAGGAAGATCGATGTCAGCAAATCTTAAAACCTGCGCGTAGTCATGCTGCCAATGTACGAAAACTGCAGCCGTTTCCTGTCCGTTGAAATACACATCGGTTACATTCGTTCTCATGTTGTTACCTCGCGTTTCTCATTTGAGCGTACCCAGAACCCCCGGCAGCACCGCCACCAGATGAGGCATACCCATATCCGCCGCCGCCGTAGTTAGCGAGTGCATCAACAGCCGCACCGGATTGGTTGATCTTAGCGTGACCGCCGCCCTGTGAACCGCCACCGCTTGCCACCCAGTTGTATGACGTAGAGGATGCTGATTTGTAGGAATAACCACCGGATCCACCGCCGCCACGGTTGATGCCGTCAAAATCGTAAACCGCAGAATTTGCGCCAATTCCCCCGGCATACGGAGTGTTCGTACCGTGGTTCGTGCCGGCTGCACCACCGCTTGCACCACCGAGATACCCAGTAGCACCAGAACCACCACCGGGAGCAGAGTAAGCTCCGATAGAAGTAGTTCCTCCAGTATTCAGTTTGCCCATTGCCCCACCATTGCCAATCGTGACAGTATAAGATCCCGGCAACAGGACAACTCCTGTGGGCATTGAAATGAATCCGCCCTGTCCGCCTTTACCCCCGGCAACGAACGTGGTAGAACCGGAAGTCCATTGATCCCTGACATCTCCGCTCTGGCCGCCGCCAAGCAAATAAAGATCCGCCACAAGCGCTTTGTTCAGCGTCAAAGTTCCGCTTGACAGGAAATTAACGTGCCAGTTTCCGCCGCCCTCATTGACGAACTCGGAAGTTCCCGTGAAGGAGTAGTCAAACTCTGTAAAACCACCACCTGATGCGAATATCCTTCGTGACATCCTCATAAGATCACCCCAGACTGCCGTTCAGGAACCATGTAGTTGCGTCCAGTTTTTTCAGTCCAGCAGAAGCATTCTGCGGAACAATCGATTTAAGACTATTCGCAGAAATCAGCGTAACCCCGGCTGCAGCCGCAATCGTGACATTTCCGCTTCCTGTCCTTGCGATTTCGATTTCCGTTTTGACCGGGAATGCTACGTTGCTAGGAATTGTGATCGTGATGTCCGAACTATTTGTACACCACTGGAATGAACCGGAATCTGTCAAAGCAAGAGTTTTGCTTGCCGTCACGTTCACTATCCGGGATGCCGTCTGGTTCGGTGAAGCGCATCCATTTGAATCTAATTGCACCGCTCCGATTGCGGACGGAGTCAGTTCATCTGCCCCACCAATAGCGTGACGGGCAGCATGAGATGATGCCCTTTCGATTCCTTTATCAATTTCTGCCCCATTATATGCCGATGTGTATGCCATAGTTTATACCTCCTCCAGAACCATAAATTGTCCATCCGAACAATAGAACGGCTCGTTGTCTGATGTGTAAAATTCTTCCCAAACCGCATCCAGATCAATCCTGTTTTTCAGCTCCAGAATCGTCTGTTCCCACCGATTCCAATCGCTTACCGTCGGAGCCGGATTATTCGCATACCAGACCTTTGCCCCTGTCCATGAAGACGGGAGAGTCAGGTTCTGACACAAAAGGTCAATATTGTCCTCAATCGCATTGAAATCAGACGCATACGGAATCGAACCGACATCCTTCTCCGGCATTGGATTTAAGGAAATAGCCGTTCCGTAAATCGTCTGCATCAGTTTTGCGAGATAATCAATGTTTCCTGTAATTCGTTCATAATCGGAAACATTTAGAAAATCTCCGGTGTAAATCCCACCGATTACTTTGACCGCCCAGTCGATTTTCGGAGTGATATATGCCATGCCTACTCCTTCCTTACAACAAATTTGCTCCGGCAAGCTCCGGAATTAAACGTCAGCACATGACTGATGATCTGCGCCGGCTCGTCCTTGTACCGGATCAGGTCCGCCGCTTCCAGTTCCGGGAAGCCCAGCGTATCAAAGGAAAACTCCGTATCTCGTTCCACATAGTTCTGGACCCAGTCCAGATAGTCATCCGGCAGCGACGTGATCAGCGGGTTATCAATCGCAAGATCCTCACCATGAAGAGATACATTCCGGGAAACCTCTGCGGTACTGTCCGTATACTCCGTTCCGGTCAGGGTAACCTTTGCATCTTCTGTGCATTCCACAATCGTATAGTATCCATGTGATTCCAGAACCGTTACCGTACCGTTATCCGCGGAGGCCGTAACCCCGGATGCCAGTTTATGCGTAATCCGGGTTTCTTCCCCGGCCTTCACGTCAGCGGTAGCCAGCTGCTTATCTGCTTCAGCATCGTAGGACCGGACGTTTACAATCACGTCTTTACACGCAGTCAGAACATTGCCCATCGGACGGTCTATAATGTCTTCCGCCGTAAGGTTGTACCCAGTGTCCCATCCAAGAGAAATCTGCTTTAGCCTTGCCCGCTGATCCTTATCGCAGCCGAGGATCGTAACGACGATTCGTTTAACCCGGTCAAAAACATCCGAGATAGCTTCCGTAGATCCGCTGAACGTCTTGTCATAGACTGAAACATAAGATCCGTTATCATCCCGGTACCCCTGCACCCGATATGCCGTTGGGATAAACGGAGGCGGAAAAAGAATAATCAGCGAACCAAACGTCGCGTTTTCTGTCAGTTCAAGCGTAACCGACGTATCATTGTATAGCCCCCCGACCGGTAGCTCCGACCATGTGATACCGGCATCCAGATAAGGCGTACCCATCAGCGTCTGCGATCCGTCACCGGTCATGAAATCCACTTCCAGCGTGGCATACGTCGCATTACCGGATTTCACAATAGATGATACCACCGACCACGGTTCCAGTGTCCCGGATGCTGTTACAGAATCGACCTCCGGTTCTGTCCGAGGCCGGATAATTACCTTTGCATCAGAGTCCTGTTCCAGCGTTGATTTTGTCAGGTTGGCAGACAGCTGCAGCAGTTCCGCCGCAGATCCCTGCGGGAAGGCCAGAACATTCTCTTCCGTTTCGGAAAACTCATAGTTGTCATACCCGGCATAGCTCATCAGCGCATCCAACCGATCATTCAGCGGTTCATCGCCATAATCCGAATCATCGTACTTAATCTGGTTCAACCGCTGGATGACATCTTCGCACTGGAAAGATGCAGTTGCGCCCTTTACAGACCACGATTTTAACCACAAAGTACAAAGTTTCAACTGTTCCCATTTCGGCGTCACTCCATCCAATGACACGTCAAAGTACATCGTCGCGACCACCTTCTGGTCCGTTTTCAGGAACCGGATCAGGGACGTTGCCCGGTCTACGTTGAATTTGCCATTCTCGTTGAAGACGCCAAAGGACAGAGACGTTTCCGGCAGGCTGAGACTCAGCGGAGAGTTTTTCCGAGTCAGCTGAAAATCAATCAGCTGATTGGAATCGTAGCTATACCCGATCCCGAACAGGATGTTCTGCAAATGTATTCTTCGATACGGGAGGCCGCCCGTAAATTCAATCCGGATCTTATCTGCTTCTTCAATGGCCAGTTCATAGGTCCAGTCTGCGTCTGTGTTCCCTGTTACGGTGTAGGAATCAATTTCATCCCCATCCGCGTACCAAGTAATCGTAAAATCTGAGGCGACATTGTACGGGTCAAACCGCAGGGTCAGGCCGATCATGGAGTGCGGTTCTGTAAACTGAATCGTAACAACCGGATTGACTAGAAAATCCCCATTCCCGTCTGTGAGAATATCCGTAATCCAACCCTGACGACGATAGCTCCCGACGATCTGCTTCGGCGCAAAAACCTGCACACCGTCCCCCCGGAATGTATCTTCTTCCATTGTCAGGTAAGATACTTCCTGCTCATCGGTGCTGTTCAGATTATCAAAATCGGAGTAATACAATTCCTCGACATTGGCGGACAAGGATGCATCCGGAGAAGCAGACTCATCGAACACGCCGATGTAAACCGCCGCTTTCATAGCATTCCGGATGTACCGGGTACGATGTGCAGTTATAGCATTTCGCCATCCCTGACTGACAGGAAGCATTCTTTACACCTCGATCAGATTGGCCTGAATGTCTCTCCAGAACGTCGGTTTCATCGTCCGGGGATTGATAGAGTATGGTGTCCCGGTCCGATCCCCGACATACATCGTTTTGATTACGAAGTCATTCACCCGCGGGTCGAATACTTTGAATTTGTTGACGAAAGCTCCACCCTGTGACCGGTCCCAAATCCGAAGCAGCTCCATCAGCTGCTCCGGACTCATGACCTTAAAGGAACACTCGATCTTCAGCTTATCGTTTCCGACCACTTGACCAATGAAGTCCCCGTTTTCATTTCGCGCCGCGTCCACATTTGTTGCAACGTGGAATTTTCCGCTTCCGTGGGAAGGAACGATCTCTAACCCGCCTAACGTTTCAATATATCCAGCCATATCTCACCTCATGCAAATGTCGGATTACTGGCCAGCCGGTATCCGCTCTGCTTGTCACCCTGCCGAGCCGCTCTGGCGATCTCTCTGTTGTCTACCATCAGCACGATGGGACGGTCTTCCTGGGCCGGCTGTGCCGCCAGCGCATCCGTAACGGCTGCATACACGCCATCTGAAACGCTGGAAACGATCTGGTTGTTGTTGAGGACCGCAGTCCGGCCTCCGCCAATAGAGCCCACTAGCTCCGGTCCCGCCTCGCGGGCCACAAACATCTCCCCGGTCGGGGGAAGCGAAAGTCCGTTCGCCGCGCGGATCACCGCGCCATGTGATGCCTGGATGACACCACCCCGAGCCAGCTTTGGTGTAAACCCAAGTTTCGGAAGCGCCGCTGGACCACCGTCAGAGATCGTGTGTACATAGATGTATGTATGCACCGCATACCCATCCAGCTGTTCCAGCGCGCTCCGGATCGCAGCGATTTCCTGTCTTGCGACGCCGGCGCTGTCCATCATCTGAGATTTGAACAGGCTGGCCTGTCTCAGAATCAGTTCTTTCAGTTTCTCACCGAAGTACAGCTGAATGTCTTCCCAGATTTCACCGGAAGCCAGATCGTAGTAATCCCAGATATTCTGGATCGCATCCGTGACAGCAGTCTGGAAATCCCCGGCGTGGATCCCGGTATTCTCTACGATGCCAACCATTGCGTTGTCTATTGCCAGATAAATATCGTCAATGGCCGTCAACAGGTTATTGTAAAACGCCACCAGCGGAGTACCGATGTTTGTCAGCATCGTATTGACGCCGGTTTCGATATCCGTGACCACCTGGGCAAGCTGGGCTTCCATAGCAAGGATCCCTTCCGTGAAATTCTGGTTCGATTCCGTGATCGCCTTCTGGATAGCCGCCTTAATCTGGGCCTCCGTTTCCGTAGAAACCTTCGACAGGTCTTCGGAGTTGGACTGTGCATCGGCAAACGCGTCATTAGCCTGTTTCAGCGCGGTCTGCATTGCCTCGCTTGCATCTTCCGCTGCGTCCTTGCTGGACTGGCTCATGGAAGCCAGTTCGGTCAGAATATCATCCGACTCCAACTGAACCCCTTCAAGAACGCCTTCTCCGAATTTGGTTCCTGCTTCTGTACCGTACCCCTTCGCTTCGCCTGACTTTTTCCCTCCGAAGAGCCCAACAATAAGCTGCCCCGCAGGACCTAAAAGACCCTGTTTAACGCCTTCCCAGTAAGAATTGCCCTCATCTTTCCCGGTATCGAACAGGTTGGACTTATAGTCATCCCGGCGCGATCTCGCGCTTTCAATCTCCTTCATCATGTCGCCGAAGGACAGCTGGCCGGTCAGGCCCTTCCAGCGCGCTGAAAGGATGTTAATGTCCTCGATCAACCATCCGACCAGGGAAATGACAGTCGTAACGCCTTCACCAAGACTTCCAAGCGCACCAACCGCGACCTCTAGCGCAGAGGGAAGATCGATGTTAAAGTTAGTCAACATTTTGGCCACACTTTCGGCTAGCCCGGACAGAGCTTCTCCCAGCTTGGCCAGTACATCCATTGTCTTAGACAGATTCGGAGAGTTTTCCGCCCAGTTTTTGAACTCTTCCGCGACCCGGTTAATATCACTGGATATCAGGGAAAACGCCCCGCTCAGATGTTCCATAATGATCTGGTACGATGACTTCTCATCCCCGGAGCTGCCGAAGAACGCTTCCTGAAACTTTCCGACGATTGTCTGGATGCCATCAATTACATTATTGATGGAGGACCCGATGTTCGCAAAAGCATTTGTGATATTTATCCTAGTATCCTCGGTCGCGCCAAACAGCCCGGAGAGAATCTCTCCCAGCTCCGTAGATACTGATGTGATCAGTCTCTGAACAGATTCAATCGTCCCAGTGATATTCAGCCCGGTGATGAAATCCTTAATCGCATCTGAAATCTCGGTTCCGCTATGGGAGTCCAGAAAAGATGCTACGGTATCAATACCGGCCTGCACCCATCCGGTTAGCACAAAACCAAGGTCCTTCCAGGGAACCGCATCGATCCAGCCCTTGAATACGCCGGACAGCCATTCACCGGTTTCCTTTGCGCCGTATCCCTCCAGCACGCCTTTCGCGATCCCTATAATGGCCTTGAGCTTCCCAGCTAAAACGCCGCCAAGAATCTCCGGTTCAATCTTTTCCATGACACCGTTGATTGCTTCCTGCAGTTTTTCACCAACAGTTTCAAAGCTGAATCCTACACCGGTCGTATTCTTTCCATACAGGAACCCCCATGCAATCTCCAGCCCCTTCTCAATCCTTTCACCAATCTTATTGCCCCAGCCCTCGGCGTCCCATTCTGAGAGGATCTTATTGAAATGGTCCGCAATAGCCGCACCAGCGGATTTGAACATACCGCCATTGAGAAGTTCCTGAATACCTTTCATCCAGTCTGGCAGCTCCGCCTCTTCAAACATGGACTCATAATCCAGTCCCGGTTTTCCTCCGCCGCCTCCGCCGCCATCGTTGGGTTCCTTGATGACATTCAGTTCATCGATGCCCATCAAGTAGTCCTTCATTTTTTTCGCAGAGCTGGCGCCAGATGCGGTATTTTTCGCGAATTCCGCCGAGGCATCCACCGCCTTCAAATATGTTCCCCTTCCACCGAACATGGAAAACAATGCCGTGATGGCAGACGCAAGACGGGTGACCCATGAGATCAGCGTCTGGATGATCGGCATTATGTTCTGAAGCAGACCGCCAAACGCGGCGCCCAGCTGGTTTTTCATAGTCTGGGATTTAACTGCCAACAGGTCTAAAGCCGGCGCCAGTTCGTAACCAACGGCCTTGCTGTAGAAGTATGCGTTTTCCAGACCTTCCTTAAAGGCCTTCCCGATCTCTTTCAACGCGGTACGAAGCAAACGATAGACCGCGATTCGTTTTATTGCCGCAAACCCTTCCGACAGTTTCTTCACGAAGCCGGTCACGCTGCTGGCTGCATGGTTAAACACAGCTTTAAGGGGCAGTTTAACCGCAGTAAACGCCATTTTCCCCATCCACAGAACCGCGTTTCGCGCGCCAGTCGCGATCCGTTCCAACGCGGATGCAGCGTGATGCCCTTCCCCGCCGAGCTTACCCAGACTCGGCATGGAACCGGTCCGACGAAAATCCTCCATCGCGGCCATATAATTGTTCATAGCGTCACGCGCATTTTCTATTGTCCGCGACAGCTCCTGCATCCCATTTAACAGCCCAGTCAGCGTAGCAATCGCACCGGACGTTCCAAGGGACTGCAGCTGCTGAACAAACCCAGAAAGATTCTGGTTCCCGGTTCCTGCCGCTGATCCAACCTGCTGGACCGCCTTGGCAAGGGCGTCCATCCGCTTCGCAGCGCCTTCAGTCGGTGTAGCACTTTTCATGGCCTGCGCGAAAGATGCCAGATGCGGAAGCGCGCCAGATGCAGCGGACCCCAGCGCCCGTATCGCGGTCGCAAGGGACTGCACCCTGGTCGCGCTGTCCGTAGACGCCGCCAGCGACCGCATCGCGTTGGCCAATGACTCAAGATGGCCTACCGCATCGGAAGAAGCTGCGTCAATTTGTATTTCAATATGGTCAAGATCCATGATTCATACCCCAGTTCTTTCCGGCGCGCATCATCTGGTCCATATATGCCTTCGCGAAAACAGCATCGGAATCTTCTTCTGGATTTTCCGGCTTTTCAATCGGCCCGGCAGGATATTTCACCGGCTGGGCGCCTTCCTTCCGGAAGGCATTACAGATCGTGCTGTCTATGGCATACCGTACATACGCGCCAAACAGCCAGGCCTCATCATTCGTCCGTTTCTGCCGCAGCCGGTCCGCTTCCCGGAAGTCCCGCACCATCCGGGTGTCCCCGTACCAATACTGGTCGTAGGACATCCCGATGGACAGGTAGTACGGGCAATCCCGTTCAAAAATCTGACGTAGAGACAGCAGTTCACCCGAGCCGGATGTCAGTCCATCTCCACCGTCACTCCGGAGTTTTTTGCCAGATCCTCTTCATCCTGCATGATGTTGTTGGACATGGCCGCCTGGTTGTACAGCAGAAGCAGACGCTTCAGCATATCCGGGGTCAGACCGCCAATCTTATCCAGAATGGCATCGGTCTGGCTCCGGGCGAGTTTACGGTGATTCTTCCGGAACGCGTAGAAGAAAAATTCCGGAACTTTCGTGACAGGATACCGGACCACATCGTCCGTGCTGAACTGCCTGTCCTCCGCAAATGCTACAGAGTCCCGGCTGAAGTCCAGCTCATAGGTCGTATCGGCAATAGTGATCCGCATCGGCTTGATTCTTTCGTTTTCCTCAATAAACATAGGTTGATGTTCCTTTCTCTATCAGGTCGTAACAGTGGGTTTCGCGTCCGTGATCGGCGCACTGAGCGGCGTGATGTACAGCGTGGTTTCCGCCATACCGCCTACTTCTGCTTCGTTCAGGCCAATCGTTGCCGGATCGCCCTGGAAAAATACAGCATTCGCCAGTTTCGGATGGACTACCGCAAACCAAATGGCTTTCCCGGCTTCAGCCGCGGTATCATACGCATCCAGCAGATCGCCCCAGTAATCCACCAGATCATCCGTCAGGTTCGCGTTGAAACTCAGGGCGCCGCCCAGATCCTTCAGACCTTCGACATAAGTGTGATATTCAGTCTCAAGCAACGTCGTACTCTGGATGGTCTCCGGCTGAGGGTTAAACGACGGCATAGATTTGATTTCCGGAATGATTGAATACCCAGACGTGGGGCGCGATCCTTTAGTAGCTTCAGCGCACCAGCACAGGTACATTCCGGCCGTGGACACTCTCTGTGACATAAGCATTTCCTTTCTCCCCGCAAAGCAAAAGCGGGATCAATCTTTAGATCAACCCCGCTTGGCCGTTCGGCTGAAACGCTTATCAACCGCTATGATATTCAGTTCTGATACACCAGGAACGTTCCCGGTGAGGCTCCCTCCCCGACGGTCGCTTCATACCGCATAACCAATCGAAAGACGGTAGCATCCAGATAGTTCGGGATCGGTTCCCGCATGGTCCGGGTAAACCCCAGACCTTCAAATACCTGGTCAACGACATCCGCAATCTTCTTCGCTTCCGTCTTCCGACCGGAAGCACTGACGGACATGACGTTAACCGTGTACATTACATCGACCGCATTTTCAATCTTCACGGTCCGCATCGATCTTCTGATCCGGTTATCCGCTTCCACTACGGATACATACGGAAACTTTCCGGGATCAGATACAAAAGTGGAATCAACCTTAATGGTTGAAAACTCGGAACGGAGCCGGACTGCTACGGCGTCGAATACATCCGGTTCAATGTCAATCATGTCCGCAGCACCTCCTCCGCTTCCGTTTTCGCTCTGGCCCGTATCTCCTGTGCGGCGTTATACATCCCCATTGCAGGCGCGTTGCCGTAAGTATGTCCGCCACCGTGTTCTTTTGGAATCCACCAGCCCTTCGGATCATCCCAGTGGCCTTTCCCCGGAAACGTCCCTGGACCATAACCATGTGGATCCGGATGGCCGTAGCCAAGCCTCACACCAGCACCAAACTCCAGAAACAGGACAACTTCACCGCTTGCAATGATCTTAGCCCCATGATCCGTTTCTTCGGTCGTCACTACGACGTCATTCCACTCAAGCGGAACGCTGGCGTAATCCATCTGCGCTCGAAACGCTCCCCGTTCTGCCAGTCTTACGCAGATTTCCTGTTCTTTCTGATGCAGTTCCTCTATAGCTGTTTCCAGCTGCTGCGCCGCATCTTCCAAAGACTTCCGATTCAGCGATACCCGGATCACCATCAGGTCTTCACCACCCTGCGGATCGCAATCGATACGCTGTTTAAGGATTTCGACACCCTGCTGACAACGTAATCCGGAAGCTCGTCCGGCTCCGTATCGATATACAGGACCGTGTTTTCATCGATTGGGCACTCCATCCAATCCGTAACAATTACTTTGTCATAATCCGCGTAATTGCCAAACATCTGGGTGCTGGAGATACCGGTCGCTTCCGAAACATTCGCGGACATCTGAACAGGATCTTCATATACGACCACCGGATCACCGGTCTCGTTCCCGTACTCGTCGTACTGGACATCCGTCTGTTTATACAGCGCGTACCAGAAGGTCCGTTCGTTTTCCGCCATCGTCATCATGCTGATTACCTCGCAGTCCCGCACAGGGGGACAATCTCCGCCAGGAGGTCCTCCGGATATCCTTCGGATGACCAGGACCGGGAAATTCCATTTTCAGAATGACTGATCTCATAGTCTGCGTTCCGCTTCAGATAGGCGGCCAGCGCCAGCCGGTACTGAAGGTCCAGATATCTGGGTTCCAGTTCTTCCGGCAGAGAATCCGCCATTGGAAACCTCCGGATTAGGATTGCTGCTTTCGCAGAATCCAGAAAGTCCATCAGGATATCCGGGTCCGGTGCGGTTCCGTTTCTCGTCAGTCTCTGCTGCAGACGTTCAAGATTCGTCATTTTTCTTTCCCTTCCTGTGCGGATAGATCACAGTCTGTGCGATATGCCCGCACATAATCTCCGGATCGCAAAACACCTGATACCCGCAGGCCAGCGCCCGTTCGCAGAAGGACAGGTCTTCCCCGAAATCCTCGCTCGGCTGGAATGCCATTTTGTACTTCCGGTACACTTTCGCAAGGCACTCCGTACTGGTCAGTACACAGCCAAACCCGCATCCTTCTACGGCAAACAGTTCATGCGGATACTGCATTACCCGCATCGGCGGATGCAGTGTGGTGAAGATGCATGACCCATACGGCAATCTCCGTCCGTGATAGACCCCGGTCACAATGTGTCGGCCATGCCGATACAGCCGGTCGAACAGGTCATCGTCAAACACCATATCTGCGTCCAGCCATAAAACGTGGGTATAGCCTTGGCTGACCGCTTCGGAAGCCAGCGTTTCCCGGGATTTATAGACCAGCGTTCCACCATTCCAGTAGACGGTAAAATCTATTCCATCCCGCTCCAGCTTCCGCGTCAGGTTCGTCAGACATTTCGCAAATTCATAATGGATGTAGTCCAGCGTAGGGACCGCGACCATCAGCTTCATCGTCAATTACCCTTTCTTCTTTGTGCGGGGCTTTGACGTCTTCGGCTTGTCCTCGTCCTTGCGGATAGGCGGGAATACGTCAGAAACGTATCCCACCTTTTCCACATACTGCTGAAGCTCTTTGTATTCAGCCTCTGACACTTCAAAGACGGTTCCGCCGGCAATCCGCTTATCGCCCCACTGAATTTTGTGCTTCGCTTTTACTTTCATCATTTCACCTTCAGGAGACCGACCTCATTCATCCGCTCGAAAGACGGCAGGCAAATCTCAGATGCGAACGTGTTGATGTTCACCGGATGCGGATCGATGATCTGCGTGATTGCAACGCCAGTGTTGACGATGGCGACCTGTGCATTGCCTGCACCGCGGAGATCCGCTTCTTCCGGAGTCGTGCCATACCAGACATTTCCGACAGGGCCGTCACCCGGAAGGATAGAGACGTAGTCATCAGGCACAAAGCTATGCACTGCCGTATTCTTGTCGTGATCCTCGTCACGGTACTTCTTGTCGTACACAACGATATTGAATCCGGTAACATCCTTAATGACAGCCTTAACATCCGCTTCAGTCAGATATCCGATGGTCGTGCCAATCGTGGTCAGGAAACGGCTCTTGATCGCATCTGTTTTCGCCATCAGGTTGAAGGTCGCCCGGTTCATGACGGCCAGCGTCGGACGGGTGCCGGTCGCTTCCTCAATGTCGTCCGCAACACCGCTCAGAGCGGCAAACGGGTCAGCAGTGGAAGCATTGTCCCACGTCGCGGAGCTGGACAGCGCCGTATAGTTGGTGGTCTTCCATGCATCCTGGGCATCATAATCATAGGTGTAGTCCACACCATTGGCCTTAATCGAGATCCCCATCTCGCCGGAAGCCGGGAAGAGGAGCTGCATGACCATCCGCTCGGGAACGACCAGTGCGCCTTCGATCAGGTTATTCGCGTCGTCAAACACACGGGCAAGAATCGCATTCAGATACGGATCATTGGATTCCTGCACACGCAGAAGCTCCTGACGATCTTTTTCCTTAATTTTGAAACCCTCACGGAAGAACGGCATTTCGGTCTCGACCTTAGACACGCCGATCCGATCACGGAAGGTGGCCTTAGCGTCAAATGCGGAGGGCATCAGGGAAATCGGAAGGCCCTTGGACCCCTTGATCCAGCTCAGGTCCAGACCGGCCTTTTTACGGGCGGGGAACAGGGTGGAACCAAGGTAAGGGATCCGGTTGGAATATACTTCCTGCCAGGATGCGGCAATTGCTGCCGGGGTGAATAACTCTTTCCAATCCATAGCTCGTTACCTCCATCAGGTGTTCACACCGATATTCGTCCGGAAGACGATACCGGGCAGCGCGGACATAACCGCGTCTTCGTAGGTAATGCCGGAATGGGCCTGCGCCTTCTTGGCATCGATAATACCCTGCACAACGACCGCGCCGTTCGGATTGGCGGCGGTATCGACATCGTACAGAAGGATGCCAATCGTTCCGGAATCAGTAGATTCAGCCCCTGCAGCGCTCAGCGGGGTACCAGCCTTCACGACCGTCTCACTGCCGCCCGGTGCCGCTACCTTGATCGGGATTGCCTGATAATCCTTGCTGGCAAGGATCTCGACGTCCCCGGCAACGGAATACTCTTCGTATCTCATTGGGTTCTCTCTCCTTATAGATAGTTTTTCATAGTGCTTTCATAGTTCTGTCCGTCGGAGCCAAGGAAAGATTTCGCAATCTCTTTTGCTCGCTCCACGGCGGCATCCGGTTTATCTTTCCCGTCATCATCACCAGCACCATCCGGTTTGTGCGTTCCGTCCATCAGCTGCTCTTTCAGTTTCTTCTCCAGAGACTGACGATGTTTCTCGCCGTTGGCGAACTCCTTCGCCTGATCTCCGGCCATTCTGGCCTTCGCGGTATCCTCCGCAAGGTCCTTGTCATACCCCAGACTGAGATAATGGTTCGTTAGCTCTCCAAGCGCCTTCTCATCCTTCAATTTCTGAAGTTCTTCCTTCATCTGCGCGAACTCAGAATCCTTTTCCTGCTGTTTCTTTTCGTCTTCAGACAGAAGCGCATTATGCTTCCGTTTCCATTCAGCCGCTTCGGAATTTGCTTTGGAATTTGCATTTTTCAGCCGTTCCAACTCAGCCGAATTGTCATCGTACTCAAAACCTTCCAGAGCTTTGATCTTGTCCTCTGCGGACATTTCCGCATAACCGGTGATTGTACTGGTATCGATTTTCATGTGATAAACCCCTTTGCGTTTTTTAGGCAGTTCACTCTGCGCTGATTTCTGTTTTTTGCCGTGTTGTCTCACGTTTGCGATTATGGTTTTCCCTAACCTGTATATTTAACTGGCGTATCGCCAGATAAATCCCCCTGCTGTTTTTCTATTACCACGGCAGCATTCCGAAATATGCCAGTCTCTTATGCCTAACTCCAGATATGCTGTTCGTGAATTTTCCCACGTCCTTATATAGTTCCCGTCTTCATCGTATTGATTAACCTTTAGTGCGCTACATTTTCCAGTCTTACGTTTCCCAACGGTATTAGGCCCGTTATAGTTTTTACATCTCTCCGGGTGCCTATCCATCGAATACCTTACGTTGTACCGACAGTCACACCACTCTAAATTTTCAACGTGATTATTTTTCGGGTTTTCGTCCTTATGGTTAATCTGTGGAAGATTATCTGGATTCGGGATAAACGCTTGCGCGACTAAACGATGTATTAGACAATTAACCCGTCTTCCATTTTCTCCGTACAAAATAACCCACAGCCTTCCGGCGTTATTACACTTGGGCGTAACTAACCCTGCATTACCGCGATTTTGATAATTCAGACTTAGCACTTTCCCATAGGAACTAATCCGGTACCGCCCTTCAAACCCCGCTATATCTTTCCAAAGTTCATCCATTTTAACTACCGCCTTTCGTAGTCGCCTTTTCTTTAATGGGAACGACAGGTGAAAAGGCAATTCACTTTTCGCACCGTCGTGCTAGTCGTTCCTAAAACAAAAGGAGTCAGCAAAACTGCTGACTCCTCTTAGCCATTACAGGCAGACACTCCCGCCCACTTTTCAATATAACATTTCCCCGACAGATGTCAAGTAAAAGTGCTTGACACCGGCTCAACGTAGCACCTGCACGCCCTATGAGGGTGGTCCGGGATCTGTCGGACCGGAAAGATCAGCCCATCCATCCGTTCACATTCCGCACAGACCTTTCCGTCCCTCTGCGTTACCCACCGGACCCGCTTGTACCCGGCATCCCGGATCGCGTCCTCGTTTGCATCCTCCGTCACGAGATCAGCGTACCAGTCTGTCGCCCGGGACCAGTACCGGGCCTGCCGGTCCATCTCAATCTGCTTGGCGCGCTTCCCGGCTGCCGCATTCACCGCTTCCGCTGCCCGGTCCCTCTTCCGGAAGACCTCCGCATCGTAGGCCACCTGTGTGACCGGGTTCGGCGTTTCCAGCAACTGCTTCAGGTACCGGTCTGCCTTCTTTCCCATCCGGCTCCCCTTGGGAACCGGGGTCTTCTCCGCCAGTTCCAACAGTTTCCCGCTGTCCGTCTTCCGAATCTCTTCCTTCTTCAGCGGAAGCCATCCGATCAGATACATTTCAACCAGTTCATCCGCTTCCCGTTTTTTCCGCAGATCCAGCAGGACTTCAATGTACCGCCAGCAGTACAGCTCCCGAAAGGACTCCCGATTATCCTGATCCATCCCCGCGTACAGATCCTCCATGGCGTGGATGACGTTCAGCTCATCGAACCCTTTCACCAGGAGGGCTTTCTTAGCCTTCCTGACCCTCGTCAGCACCAGTCTCGCCAGAATCAGTATCACCCGGTCGCTCAGTCTGTATGGATCTCTCACGTTTCAGTTCCTCGTTCAGTTCTTTCTCCCGGTCAGCTGCATTCTTTTCGGCCCATTCCTGACCCAGGCGGTATGCCGTTTCCGGATCCTTGAACAATGCGGACCCAACTTCATACGCGATCTTCGGATGGACCCAATCCTGCGACAACAGCTCAATGAACACCTGAGCCAGACTCTGCAGGTTCACCAGATTACCCAGCGGGAATTTCGGTTCAAAATCGGACAGCTGCAGGTTCAGCCGGCCTTTCCCGGTGCAGATGGTCAGCACGATCCGGTCAAACTCCCGTTCAGACCGTTTGAAAAGGGTGGCTGTATCAACAGCCCGGGCATGAGCCGCAACGAACCCATCCCGGAACATGACCGCGGACCCTGTGTCGGACGTCGACAATCCGCCGTTGCGATTGGGCATTCCGCAAATCTCCAGATACGCTTCCGTCTGGTCATCAATCCTCGTCTGCACCCCGGGCTGGGATAACTCAGACGAGACACGGTAAACCTTGGCTTCCATGCCCTGCGTAACCGTCTTGATCTTAACCGCCTTACCGCCAATGGACAGGTCACCGTAATCCCCGTCTGCGATGTCGCAGTTCTGGAAGACGTCGAACCCATTCACAAAATCCTGGACACTGTCCACCGCATCAGACTCCAGCTGGTTGATCGCATTCAGGATAGACAGGACCACCTCAAATGCGCCCATCCGGGCTTCATTGTTCAGGTATTCCACCAGCGGGATGCCGCCCATAATGTGCGGATACTCCGTAACCGTATCCTTCGTTACCTTGTACGCGAAACGAGGCGTGTACACTGTCGCGAACCATTCCTCGTTCTCATCCTGCTGCAGGATAACGCCGGCCAGGGGTTTCTGCCCGATCCCGGAGTTGTAAATCACAAACGCCTCTCTGGGATCCATTGTATAAATCGCAAACGGCGCGCCCTCCTGCTCCGTCCGGGCGTCCGGCAGGACCAGCCGTTCCCCGACGCCGCAGATATGCATCCAGTCCACGATCTCCTTGTCTTTGGACTCTTTGTCCTCCAGACGCATATACTCGTTCAGTTTATTTACTTCATTGGATACTGTGGTATTCCCGTCATGAGAGATGTACTGGATAGGCTCAGACAGAAGATAGGAGGTTTTGAACGTGACAATCTCATTGGCCCGATTGACCACGACCTTGTTGTTGATCGCCGTCCGGTTATACTTGACCTTTTTCCGGATATCCTGCCGGCCTTTGTAATAGTTGTAAAGATAAGTGATCTCGCTGGCGTTTTTCGCATGAACCGGCAGTGCCTTCTCTAAGACCTCCCGGATATTACTCTTGTTGATCTCTTTTACTGCCGTTTTAATTTTCCGCCTGCCGATCAGACCGGCAGAAGGGTACGTTATGATCTCCCTTACCGTGTATGCTTCCAGACGCATCGCGCACCTCGTTCGTTCAGATATGGCGGTTTTCACGCCGACGCTTGTTCTCATCCCGGACGGCCAACCCATACCGCAGCGCCCGTGGGGCTTCAGAAAGGAGGAAAATGAAAAAAGCCGCCGACAGTACCACTGTCAGCGACCCCGCTCGGCCTCGTCACCGCCACACTCGGCGGTGAAATCTTTAAACAAGGCGCCTTTACTTACAACCTAGTTATTTGCGGTTGACGCCTTTACCTCCCCGCGATGAACGCGAAGGAGTTTCAAACCTTCTTTTACGGGGACAACCTCAACCCGGTCACCGCGGCTGGTGACCTGTTCGATCATCCGGATCTGTTCGACGGTCAGCTTCTTTTGTTCTTCTTTCCCCATACAGTCCTCCCCACCGTGAATATAATGGATACGATTTTAGGTGTCAAGTATTTTTGCTTGTCACCACGGTTTATTAAATACTTCCGCTTTGTACGGTCCGCCGAAAAACGCGAAATGAATAGCTTGAGCCAAACTGTCTGGCGCATCATCATGCTTATTTTTCGCTGTTATGGTAAAACTAAACACGTTTTGCATGAACATGGAATATTCTTTCGACCGGTGACCTTCTGAAAGAAAGAGCATCCGTTCCCGGATATCAGGCGCTTTATCGAAGATGCGCTGCTCTTTTCCAGTACCGGTAAAATGCTTCGTGTCAATCTGGACGTTGATGCGGATGCCTTTGTCGCGAAGCATTTTGTCGATTGCTTCCCCATAAGAGGCTGTCATTTTGTTGCCTTCCACTTTCATGGCGGCGACGCCATACTTCTCCACCAGATTTACGATCTTAGGTTGGGTGATATTCTTTTCAGAACTATCATAAATTACGTCCACGACGTACAGGTCGTCGCCGTACTGGACGCAGACCGGACCAGCGGTATGATCACCCCCGCCGTAGGCTGGATCCAAAGCCATGAACACGCGGTCGGGCTGTCCCTCCGGCAGAACACCGTTGAAGTACCGCAGACCGTCCGGTTCAAATACCGCGCCCTCCCGTTCAATCGGGACGCCCTGATACTGCGCCAGCCAGCTGGCCATGTCGTTGTTCCGTTCAAACGACGCCCGCCGCTGGTGGTAGAAATCAGTGCTGAACCCTACTCCGTAGGAATACTCAAAATTGCTCTCGTCGGCCTCGTCCAGCGCGGACGTGTTCAGCGACCGCCAGCGACGGCCGGCGTACTGCGGCTCGTTCTGCAGCAGGTCCGTCCGGACGCCCTGCGGATCGATCAGGGACCACCGCGTCCCGATCCACAGGATTTTCGCAGACTCCTTCGCCCTCGGTATCATATTGTTATCGACCTTGGTCCAAACGTTGCGGAGCCGGTCTTTGCTTCGTGCCTCCTCATCACCGGAGACCAAATCGTCCGCGACCAGATAGCCGTCGCAGTCACACGCACCGTTCAGCGTTCCATACAAGGACCGCCCGGTGAAGGATGCGTACCGTTTCTTCCGGTCGAAATTGATCAGCAGGTCTTTTGCATTTGTTGAAGCGACGGTACTCTTCGGGAACAGGTCGGCATAGGCATATGTTACCGGATCGTTGCGAACCTCGAGCAGTCCATTGTACAGCACGTTCACAACGCTGTCGGTGTAGGAGCAGTACAGGTTCGACCGTTCGCTGTCCCGGCCCATGACCCACAGGAAGAACATCAGCATCAGCGTGGTCTTCCCGGTCCGGGGCGGCTGTGACAGGAACAGTTCGTCCAGCATCCCGTCCTCCATGTCCTGCAGCGCCCGGCAGATATGCATCAGCTTCTTGCGCCTCGGCAGCCAGAACTGTTCCCTGGGGGGCCGGTTCCGTTCCAACGCCAGCATGAAGCAGTCAAATGACGATGGCGCGTCATAGATCAGCGTGTCGTTGTAGAGCCGGATTGCGGCGGAGGCGGTCTGCGGGCTGTGGATGAGCGGGGACAGCAGGGACCGTATGCGGGGCGTGGACTGGTGGTCGTCGAGGCTGCGGCACAGGTCGAACGCGTCCCGGAGGACCGGGATGTCGGGGTCAGGCCGGGTCATGAGACGGTGCAGAAGCTGTAAGGTTTGCAGTTTATCCATAGAAAAAGAGAGACCTCCTTTGATGATGATGGAAGCCCCTCTCGGCTATGGACCCCGGAACACTTACCGGGAATATGCCTTTTTTAGTTTTTCGGAATTTCGACTATCGGACACCAGTCCGGACGACCGGTATCAATGACTTTTTCTAAATAGTATTCCTTACCGGGGACAATAGCGCATCCGGTTATACGGGTATCCGCTGTGTGACTGAAATAGCAGTCACTACAGTATTCTGGAATTGGAAGAGGTACTTGGATCCACTCTGCATGACGTACTTCCCCGAACGCCTTTTTCATGCGGCACTCCTTTCTTTCACTATCCTATACCACTTCGCCCTGCTGACGCCAAGCCGTTCCGCGGCGTCGGTGACGCTGAGCGCGCCCAGGAGGACGTCAGAGTAGAGCGACTCAAACAGTTCGGAGTCGTATTGAACCGCTTTACGGCCTTCCTTGTAATCCGGATTGTTCTGCTTGACAACAGCCTTCCCTTCATTGGTTCTTTGGACGATCAGATCACGTTCAAACTCGGCAAATGCCAGCATGATATTCCGCATCAGGCGCCCCGTTGGTGTGTTGTCGAATCGGCCCATATTAAGGACATTGATCGTAACATCCATACCCTGCATCTTTTCAATGATCGATATCCCATCCTTTACAGATCTTGCGATACGGTCGAGTTTGGCCACAACAACCGTGTCACCCGCCTGCAGAACAGAGAAGAGCGCGTCAAGCTGTGGCCGGTGGGCTTTCGTACCGGTGAATGCTTCACGGTATATGACGGTTGCGCCGGCCGCACGAAGCTGTTCTTCCTGAGCGTTTAGGCCGTTACCGTACCTCTCCTGACCGGGAGACGATACACGGGCATATCCGTAAATCATTTTTCTACCTCCCCGTCCAAAAGGATGTAGTCCTTCACCTTATTGCCTGCATCCTTCTGAACGATCCGGATCTCATACCCGAGAGCACGGATCATCCTGATCAGAAGGGACGCCTTGATGTCCCGTTTCAGCGCTTCGCTGACGTTCGACTGGTTTTTCATGTCAATCTTAGCGGCCAGGTCTGCCTGAGTGTTGCCTGACTTTTTCAGTAATACCCGGATCAGTTCATTTGCGGTCATGGGTGAAAGTCCTCCTGTCTGTGTTCTGATAGCATGATATCAAGATAACATGATAGGTGTCAAGTCTTTTTTTCTTAAAAAGTTGGAAACAGCATCCCCCCGCGCCGGGGGTGGTCCGGGCCGCTTCCCCCACCGGTGGCGCTTCGTGCCGGTGGCGCTTCGTGCCGGTGGCGCTTCGTGCCGGTGGCGCTTCGTGCCGGTGGCGCTTCGTGCCGGTGGCACTTCGTGCCGGTGGCGCTTCGTGCCGGTGGCGCTTCGTGCCGGTGGCGCTTCGTGCCGGTGGCGCTTCGTGCCGGTGGCGCTTCGTGCCGGTGGCGCGCGCCGCCAGTCCGGGACCGACGGCGGAGCGTTCAAAACTGAACAGAAAAATACACCGGTGGCAGCCGGTAAAATCCCGCAAAAATAATCAAATTATTTTGATAAAATCTATTTACAAATATCAAATAAGTTTGATATAATTTAAGCATCAAAAGAAAGTCAATTCCGGACCGGCTCCGGAGGAAAGGAAAATAAAATGTCAAACGGTTATTACAACGAAAAAGTCCTGGCCAAGTTCCACGCCGCGCTTGATCAGGCCCGTGCCGATTATGCCGCGGATCCGGACCGGTACAACGTGTCTATCTCAAATGCTAATAGCAAGATGGGAGCCGTCGCGTCCGTGTCTATGCTCCCGTTCCTGACCTGCCCGGCGTGCTGCAAAGGGACGTGCGGCGCTAAATGTTACGCTGCCAAACTTGCTAACCTCCGGCCGTCCGTCCTCCGCGCGTACGCGATGAATACGGCGATTTGGTCCGCGGATCCGGATAAATACTTCCGCCAGGTCCGCGCTGCTATCATGAGTGTACGGTTTTTCCGGTTCCATGTTTCCGGCGATATCCCCGGCGCGGATTATTTCCGGCGGATGCTGGCAGCGGCCGCGGAAAATCCGCATTGTCAAATTCTTTGCTTCACAAAAGCCTTTTCCGTCGTGAATAACGCAATCGCGGCCGGCGCCGTCATTCCGGACAATATGCATATTCTTTTCAGCGGCTGGACAAATCTTACTCCGGACAATCCGCACCGGATCCCGGAAACGAATGTTATCGAAAAGGGCGCGGAGCCGCGCGAAAACTGGAAAGTTTGCGGCGGCAACTGCTTTAATTGCGCGTGCCGCGGTGTTGGTTGCTGGCAAGCCGGCGCCGGCGACGTCGTAGCATTCCCGATCCATTAAAAAGACTGTAAAATATTTGACGGGAGGACCTGAAAAATGACGCGTATTGAAAAGGTTCAGGCAGCGCGGCGGGAACAACTCCGGCACTCCGCGACCGTTGCATGGCATTACACCCCGGACGGAATAGCACTAACATTCCGGGAGGGACTTTCGGACCCATACACCCGCGTATATCAAACGGCACGCGGCGCGAAAATAGCGGAGCAAAAATTTTTCAATCGGATCCACCGGGAGGGAGCGAAAAAATGATTCTAGTTATTATCATTTTGATTTTGTGCGGGCCGGCGCTGGTCCGGTCCGCGGAGGCCTCCGCCCGGATCCGGGAGGCGGAGCGGAGGCAAGCGGAGCGGGCCGCGGAGCTGGAGCGGAGGCAAGCGGAGCGGATAGCCGCGGCGGAGGCCCGGCGCGCGGAAGCGGAGCGGAAACGCGCGGAGGCGGAGCGCCGGCAGGCGGAGCGGGCAGCGGAGGCGGAGCGGCGGCAGGCGGAGCGGGCCTGGCAGGCGGAGCGGAAACGCGAACGCACGGAGGCGGCCGCCCGGACCGTGATTGAATTTTGGGAACCGCGGCGGCAGGCCCTGCAGGCGGAGCGGGACGCGGAGCTGCAACGGGCGGCGCTCCGCCGGGCGGAGGCGGACTCGGAGCCGGACCCGCGGCGGGCGGCGCGGCTGCAGGCGGAGGCCGCGGAGGCGGACCGGCGGCAGCTGCAGCTGGAGGAAAAAATCTTTTCCGCCGGGCGAAGACTGGAGGCGGCATATTGGACCTTAGAAAACTAAGGTCCATTTTTTTATGCCTGATCAATCCGAAAAAAGCGCCTAAAATTCGATTTTAAGCGCTTTTTATTTTCGCTTGTACAATTCCCTTGCCAGCGTCAAAACCGTCTAGAATCGTAATATTTCAAGCCGTAGCACGCCGCTGCCAGTCCGGGACCAGAGCGGACCGAAGCGGCACCGGAGCGGACCGAAGCGGCACCAGAGCGGACCGAAGCGGCACCAGAGCGGCTGCCGATCAGATTTCATCCCAGCGGGGAAGAGGGCCCTACCCCGTTTTCCGGAAATCGACTTTTCAAAAACTCCCTTCTGCGCTTCCAGAGGAAAAATTTTTTGCCTTCTGAAAAATACCGCCCGTCAACGGTCAACGGTAACGGAATACAAATACCTAAAACTCTATTATTTTCATTTTGGTATAAATACCTTATGTCCTATGTGTATTTATATTATGTATTTCTGTTGTTTTTAATATCCTATGTTATACCTTCTATTATCGTTGACACCGTTGACGTATAGAGAAAAACCAATAACTGTGGGAAAAACAGCGTCAACGGTAGCGTCAACGGTATACCAATTCGTCAACGCAATTGCGTTGACACCCAAAAAACGAAAGCGTCAACGGTGCGTTGACGCCTTCTGTCTGTTCTGTTCTGATGCGTTGACGGGTTACTTCTGATCTGGATCTTCCAACAGGTCATATCTTTCTGCGATCTGGGCGGGATCCTGCGCGTCCTGGATTGGCTGGTTCGGTGTGAGAACCACATCCTGCACATCTTTGTACTGAAACATATTCTTGGCCAGGAAGATTCCAGATGCGGGATTGACCTTCCCGTTCTGCAGGTAATCGACCATCAATTCCTCCAGAATATCGCACGCTTTCCTTATCACGGCGGAGTGTGTTTCTGTCCTATAATCCCCTCTTTTCCAGCTGTTCACAGTATCCCGGCTGATACCCAACCAGTTCGCCATACCCACCATATTCGGCTTTCTGTCGTTTTCAATACAGAATCCGAAATAATCGTAGATCCTCTTCTCTACCTGCTTTTCATCCGATATATCAATCGGTGGCAGGTTCAGTGATGCCATAGCGTAACGCAGATATCTCGCGTTATCTCCCGGTTCCGCCAGCTCCGCTCCGAAATTCTTCAGGTCCGGTCTGTTCCTGTGCTTCTTTTCCTTCACCATATCCGTTACAACTTCTTCTGTTTTCTTCACCATCAATCAATCCTTTCCCAGTGATACCCGTAAGCAGTTTCCTGCTTTCCGGTCACTGCTTTCCATATTTCAGAGTACGTCCCGCCGGTCCTTTCTGCAGCTTCCTTAATGCTCCGGAATGTCAGACTGGTTTCTACACACCGGATCGGGATAACCTCAGACTTTCTGCGCCACATCAGATTCTCTGCCCGGTTATCATTTCTCTTTCCGTTTCTGTGCTTCGCGCACCATCCTCTTCCGGGCCGGTCCCCGATAAATGCTTCCGCGACAATCTGGTGCAAAGGATAGTATTTCTTCCACAGCCTGACTCGATAGAAACCATCCTGGTCAATTTTCGGTTTTATTATCTTCCCTTCTGCATCCCGGACCCTTCCTTCACTGCTGACCTGATACAACCCATCCCAGTCTTTCACATCTTTCCAAATTTCTCTATCTTGAGATAGATCATTTTCATCTTTTATATGCTCATCGTACATTTTCCCATCCACACCTCTTTCTCTCCGTTTCCCTATCTCAACATAGGGATTTTTCAGAAGTTCTCCATCCTCGCGCGGGTCAGTCTCTCCCCGATCTCCACCTTCTGCTCTTCTGTCAGCTCCCGTTTTCTGGCTGGATTGTGTCCCATCCGGTACGGCCACAGCGGGCATTCTTCTGCCTGGCACAGCCGGACCTCCACAGATTGGTCACAGCAGCAGTCCAGGCATTTGGCCCGGATGGCCTTGACAGGTGTCATCCGTTTCATCTCTTCCATTTAACTCCTCCATTCTGCTACACGCTTTGTCATGTCTGCACTGCACCTCCCACAGGATTTTGCCGAGGTACGCTGGCGCCTCGATCAGCTCCAGCTCCGCGTAGTCGCAATCTCTACACTTTCCGGTAAATCTCAGTTCAACACTCATTTCCACTTATCTCCTGTCTTGGCTACCATATGCGCCCGGTCATCCCGGTAGCAGCATCCCAAGTTCTTCTGTTCTCTCTCCGCTTTCCCATCCGGCCAGAAGTGCAGCTGGCCGTCGTCAAACCATTTAACGAACCGCGCGTCCGGATAGTGCGTCTTCACATAAGTCCAGAAACGGTTCACATCCTGTTCCATCTTTCCATGACCTCCTCCCAGCTCATGTCGCGGAACATCCGGACGGGCGGCTTATGCTCCCAGCCAAACGTATAAGCGTAATGCAGGATCTTGACATTCGCTTCTGCGCCTCCGCCCCATTCCTTATCCCCACAGGTAAACCGGCTGGTGTTCCATTCCGGGCCAAGTGGTTTGATCCGGCAGTGTTCATTGATGCAGTCCTGCTCCAGCCACTGGTACCGCTTCGTGTTCATCGTGTGGAGCATCTTTACGTCCCGTCTGTGCCGATGGATAGCATCAAGGTCCATCAGCATCACACCGGCGCTGATATAGGGCCGGCCCAGCTCCGCGCTGAGCTTCACCTCCGGGACGCCAGCGACATGGCACCCGTCCAGATCCATTGTCCACGGCTCGTCTCCGATGTCCTGCGTGACAATCGTGTCAGCGTCTAGTGAGAGGATCCTCCGATAGCCCATCGTCCACAGCGGGCCGGCGTAGATCGTGCGGGCTATACTCAGGTAGGCGTGCGGCGCCCGGGTCACGTTCGGTCCGTTCGGTACGAGATACTGTCCGAACACCTTCTGCGCGTTCATCGTGATCACCGGCTCCGGCAGATAGCCGGGGTATTCGTCGTCTTCGATCAGCAGGACGATCTGCTCCACCTTCGAGTGATACAGTAAACTCTTTACGGCCGGCAGGACCTTCTGGTAATACGACCGGCTGGCTGGGTAAACTGCTGCGTTCATGTCATCCCCTCCTCTTCTGCCCTGTACTGGGCCAGCGCATCCTCCGCGATCTTCAGCGCTTTATCGCGGTTCTTCTGCTTCACCCGGACGCGGATTGTATATGACTCGCTGATAGAGTAACCATCACGCTCCACTCTTACCGGAAGCCATTCATCCACCAGCACGCCTTCTGCGCTGTACGGGTAGCGTATTACTACTTCTCCGGATATATCTTTTGTTGCATGGAACTCATATTCATACGCCACAGATTCCGCCTTCGGTTTTTCATCCATGCACCTGCAGCTCTCTACCATGTACGGATTGCTGTTATAAATCCTCTGCAGTTCCCTTCGGTTCAGTTTGGCGCATACCTTCTCTGCTACGTTCTTCGATGTGCAATATCCAACAACACCATAATCGGAGTATTCACCCCGCGTTATTAAGTAGATCATATCCTCTCATCCTCTTCTGTGCTGTCCATGCAGTCTGCGATTACCGCCAGACTGACCGCGATCTGCGACAGGATCGGGATCATGCAGGCCTCCGGATGGTCGTTGACAAAGGTGGATGATTCCTGCATCAGTCGACCGATCCTGTTGACAGTTTCTACTGTTTCTTTTATTCGGTACATTCTGTCACCTCCATCCAATATGGGCAGTCTTCACATTTGATCTGTTCACAGTCCGGGATCGGGCTGCTTTCTGTCCATGCCCATATAAACGTACACATTATTCCGTCACCTCAATAAGAGTCTCTAACACGATATTCCCATCTAACCCAAGTGCCGATCTTGTATCGTTCTTCCTGCGGTACGACAGACAGCGACACCGTTCTCCATGAAATGCCATGTTCTGGTTCATCGTGTTCTCTTTTTATTTGTTTCACAATTTCACTCACTATCTCCAATGCTTTTTCCTCATCGTCGATCAGCGTTTCAAACAGAAACCCATTTTTGACTCGCTTATACTCGATTTGGTTTCCATCAACTTTAAGCCTTAAATCAGTTGGGATCGTTTCTCCCTTTGGCACATAAAATTCTATTTTCATTCTGTCACCTCATCCGTCTTTGCGAGTTTTAGCAGCACATCTTTCGGACAGTTGTTTCCATTTTTGTCTGGGAATCCGCATTTTGTTCCTGTTAAAGGTCGCCAATGCAGTCCACACAATAATTTTTCTTTATCGCTGTTAAATTTCATTGGACAATCATCGCAATATGGGTACAATCCTTCCATCATTCCGTCACCTCAGCCGTCCAAGGATATAGCTCAGCATTTGTATGATCTTCTTCTCGGTGTTTACGTCATACACCAGCGCAGCGTCTATGCTGCACGGGTGGTCATCCCTCTTCTGCTCATCCGGGTTGGTGCCGAACAGAATGGATCCGATCGCACCGACATCGGCTTCAATCTCGCACAGGGCCTCATGGCTGTCCTTAATGATCTGCTCCAGCGTTACTTCTTTCTGCGGTTCGCAGGCGATGTTATCGTACATTATTGATTCCTCCCAGAATTCAATTTTGCTGTCAAAAGGTTTGCGATAGCTTTCTCGCTGAACTTGGTATTATTAGCGCATACATACGTTTCATAGTCATTAACTCTCGCCTTAATTAATATCACGTTTGGATCCAATGGCGAATCCTCACACCAAACGCTTACCATTTTGTCCGGAAATGCCATTTGAACGAGCGATTTGATCGCTCCAAGATATGGAAAGTAGCTCATTCCGTCACCTCAAATCATCTGGTGCTGTAATGTACACTACGATAGTTTTCTTCCATGGAATGGATTGATACAGCGCATTCCATTCTTCATCTGAAAGGTCTGTAATATCCCTGCCGTCTGGCGTACAGTAATATTTGCAGCCAGCCATATCTTTCAGGACGTCTTCCTCGTCATCATCCCTGAAATGGATTCCTTCTTCGCCAACGTAATACTCTGTTACCTCAGAATGTCCCCATCCGCCCATCCAGTAGGTATATGTATCATCGCAGACCACTTCAGAGTCCACCATCGGGATAATCGGAAGGTCGGGATTTTCTTGTGCCAGTTTCAAAAACTCTTCAATTCTGTTCATTTTCTTCCTCCTCCACATCGTCATCGAAAGGCTCGTTCGATTGGAAGCATCTTGAAAGCATCATGGCAAAATTGCTTGCCAGTGTGTTGCTTTCCCTCAATTCCCTTGCGTCTGCTTCAATTTCTGTAATCTTGATTTTCATTCCGATACCTTCTTTCTCTTTTCTAAAATCACGCCTTTATCGTCAGGTACGACCCGCATCCTTAAGGTGATCTCTGGCATCTCTGGTTCCATGTAAATAGTATAGTTATCGTTATCTGCATATAGCGAAGTCCCGCCATTGTCTTGATTGATTTCCACATCCTCAACAACCGCACGGAAAATATGCAAAGCCCCCATGATCTTCATCCGGATGTATGTTGGGGCACCGCTCTGAATGTTTACGAAGTCATAAAAGATTGCACCGCAGTATTCGCATCTGTCACCATCTATCGGTGCCCCGCATTTCGGACAGGTTCCGAAATCCGTATTTGCACCTTGATCTGGAAGTATGTTTATCCTTTTCATTCCGTCACCTTCTCTCTACCTTCGCTGAACCAGCCATCACCGAGAATGATTTTGATCGAATGAGAATAATCTCCATCCTTAACGAGTGTGATCTGCCTATCATGTGTGAAAATATTCTTTGACCGCCGCTTATTTGCCAGAAGCATTTCGATCGCTTCGCCTATAATGATCCCTATACTATTTTCAATGCTTGTTGTTTTCATTCCGTCACCTCATTCCATGACAGCTTTGCTTTTTTCACGGATTTCTGTCTCTCGCTTGATAGCCCGCATCCATCACACCGATATGTATATTCATCGGCACCAGTCCACAGGCTTGGCTTTATTCCACATTTGGGGCATTTGTTAAGTGAAATATATTTCTCTTTGCGGATCAGAGAGTAACCCTGACGTGATGCTTCTGCTTTTAACTCTTCATAAGTCATTCCGTCACCTCATCCATCAATGCACCGTCATCATCGAATTTTCTGCAAAACTTCAAAAACTTCTGCTTTTTCTCGGTAAGAGTCTGTATGAAATATGTAGTCGACTTGCCATCCATCCCGTAATCGGTTGTGTCACTTTCGATGAAATACCAATCTGTACCAACAAATTTGCCTCTTATCGTTTCTCGTCTGTAGCAAGATGAATATGCGGCTGCCCAAAAAGACACCATTAAATCAAATTCTTCATTGTTGTTGATTTTCGCGGCGATAACATCGCCGAATGAATCTTCGCGTATTTCCATTCTGCTCTTAACAATTTCAAGCAACCTAATATACTCATTCATACTTCATCCTCCAAATCCTGTCCTGTTTTAATTACATACCCCGGACCGCAGTTTGGGTATTCCAGGTCCTTCAGCCATATCCCGACGGGCCATACCGCAATCCATCGGTGCAGACATTTTGTGCAGATGACCTCTGCCAGATAACTGGACCGGAAATCGTCAAGATTGATCACTCGGTCTGTCTTCTTCATTCAGCCATTCCTTCACTTTGCACCCGACTGCTGTGTTGAACCGGCAGCAGCCGCATCCTGCTGCTTCCCAGATCAGGTCGCACAGCAGCCTGGACAGCTCCGAGTCAGTCATCTGCCGGATTTTTTCTGCTCTGGTCATTCTCAGTATCCTCCACCTGCACCGCACACCGTCTCAGGACCCATTCCATTCCGGACCACCTGCCGGCGTAGAACGCGCCAATAGCGACGGCCAGCATTGCGACATAATATGAAAAAAATCACTTTTTCACCACCTCACTGAGCGGACAGGTCACCCGGTCATTAAAAAACTGTATATCTACCTCCAAGACCGGCACTTCACCTGGGAAGATACCGGCAAAGAATGTAATGCTTCTGCAATTCCGTTTTACGCAGATATCCGCCAGCTCTTCCGCTGCTTCGGTCATCTGCTCCCCGAACCCTTTGATCGTCTCTGCCATACTGTCCTGGTTATAAATGATTTCTTTACTCATTTTTCTTTTCCTCCTTCTCAAACTTCATAAAGCACATCCAGTGTGTGTTCATTTTCTTTCCGCTTCTGTGACCGAATAACGGTTCCCGTCCGATCACATTCAGAATTTCCCTTGTTGAAACGGATATATCCGACCATTTGAATATCAGCACTCCGTTCTGCTTCAGAACTCGGAAACATTCGTCTACCCCATCCCTAATCATTGGTTTCCAATCTCCATCAAGAGAACCGTACGCTTTACGCATCCACGAATCAGATCCCAAATTCACAATATGTGGCGGATCGAACACAACAAGGTGGAATGACTCTGATTCAAATGGAAGGTTTGTAAAGTCACACCTAATATCTGGACTAACATCAAGATGTCTGCACTTTTTCTCTCCGTGTTTGTTCAAAGCATTTCCGAATCTTTTCTCATATGATTCTTCTCTGATGTCGCAGTAAACTGTATGAGGTTCGTTCTTCTGAAACCAAATTGTTCTGTTGCCACACGTTGCATCTAGAATCAGTTTATTCATTCTTCCTCCCCACGTTTGCCGCCATGTCTTTGATCAGTTGTTTCATCGGGTTCCATGGCACATCCACCAAATCTTTCCTTGTCAGCAAAAACTCCAATGCCCACAGGAGATTCCAGCAAGCAGCTGTGAGATGCGCTTCATCTGTCATTCCGCACAGATATTTTGCCGTGTGCCTTAAACCTGAATCCAGTAAACTGTGAAGAGGTACTCCAAGCCGGATATTGTTTTCCCCATATTTCTTAGCACCAGCTTCACAGTGCCTGCTGACCTCCATAATCGCATTCCATGGGAGCAGGTCCATCCGGCCTTTCCCCTCGTGCATATCCCGGACGGCTCCCGTCGGAAACTCGGTACGGTCCCCGGAGTCCTTGATCTCCGGTTCTTCAAACATATCTTCAGGTATTGGTATCATTGTTTTCTCCTTTCGGCATATTCTTAGCCAGCGCTTCTGTGATCACCTGCTGGGCATATGCGTACCCTTCCGCGAATGATTTGTCCTCATTTACCGGCCGGGCCTTGACGGTCGTCATATCCATAATCCCGCTGATAATATGATTGATGGCGTCGTACGCCTCTTCATGGCCAGCAGCTGAAAACTGATCATGTTGATACTGGATCAGGTCATGGACTACTTCTGCTTTACTGATAAGATCCAGCATTTACGGAATCCTCCTTCACCTTTTCTACAGCATCCGCTGCGATGCACGACACCGGCGCGCCATGCCCAAACAGCCAAACCACTTTCGTCCCGCAGACCGTTCCCATTGACCCGATCCGAAACGTCTGCCCCTTCATGTATGCCAGGTCTGGGTATTTGTCATTCACCCGGACGGTGTCCATCGGCTTCAGCATTTCATTTCCCTCTTGATATCAATTTCCCTGCCGCACACCGGACAGTAGCTCAGCTTATGGCTTTTGCCGGTCCCAACGCCGGCACGATTGCTGCTCCCATCCGGGAACGCCCGGTAGGTTTCTTTGATCAGCGCGGCCTTGTATTTGTGGTATACCGTGAATTTTCCTTCTACGCTGCCGTGAAAACTGTGCCGGATATCGCAGCGCAACTCTTCACAAAATGGGCACATTCCTTCCATATCAGTTCATCCTTTCTTTTAAAGCGTTCATCAGTGCTGTTTGACTCGTGTCTTTGCTTTTCAGCGCTTTCATCACCTGTTCATCCACGGTTCCTTCTGCGATCAGGTGATGGATGATGACCGGCATCTTCTGTCCCTGCCGGTGCAATCGTGCGTTGGCCTGCTGATACAGTTCCAGGGACCACGTCAGGCCGTACCAGACGATGACGTGTCCGCCGTCCTGCAGGTTCAGTCCGTACCCGACGGAGGCCGGGTGTGCCAGCAGAATCCGAACCTTTCCGGCATTCCAATCCGATATATCCGTCGGGGTCTCCAGCATTCGCGCTTCCGGGAATCGGTCCCGGATGGCCTCCAGATCATGTCGGAAGCTGTAGAAGACAAGGACCGGACCGTCCGTCGTATCGATGATTTCATCCAGTGCGTCCAGTTTCTGCTGATGGATCCGGGCGATAGTCCCTTCCGCCGTGTAGACCGCGCCGTTCGCGATCTGAAGCAGTTTGTTCATCACAGCCGCCGCGCTCAGTGCTACGACTGTCTCGTCATCTGTCAGCTGCAGAAGCTGTTCCTTTTCCATCTGTTTGTACACGGTCAGTTCTTCCGATGTCAGCTTAACCGGGATTACATTGTCAATCCGTTCAGGCAGCCGCAGGTAGTCCTCCGCGGTCATGCTGATGCAGATATCGCTGATCCGCCTTTGGATTTCATCCTGGGCGCCTTTCAGCGGGATGTAGTCATACACGACATATCCGTTTCTGCGTCCTGGACGGAAGAACGTTTCCCGATAAGCCCCCAGTGATTTTCCCAGCCGTCTCCCTCCATCCAGCAGGTACATCTCCGCCCACAGATCCATCAGACCATTCGGGGACGGGGTACCGGTCAAACCGACGACCCGGCGCGCTTTTGATATGACTCTCCGCAGGGACCGGAACCGTTTGGCCTGTGGATTCTTGAAGCTGGACAGTTCATCAATCACGACCATATCGAAATCAAAATAGCCATTTTCGATCAACCAGACGGTATTGTCCCGACCCATGACATAGATGTCCGCATCCGCCCGGAGTGCTTCTGTCCGTTGTCTGACGTCTCCCAGCACCTTGCTGATCCGCAGGTCCTTCAGGTGAGCCCACTTCTGATGCTCCCGGCTCCATGTATCTTCTGCTACCCGCTTTGGCGCGATGACCAGTACCTTCCGGATGGCGAAATCGTTGATCAGGTCTTGAATCGCGGTAAGGGTGATGACCGTTTTCTCACCCGAGGCCCATACTCAGAAAAAGACCGCAATTCGTTTGCTGTTCGATCCGTTTAATTGCTTTGGTCTGATAATCGTGTGGCATGAACCTCATTTTTCATCACCTCCCTCTTTCATTCGTATCTGTAAAAATCCTTTCCGTAAATTTCGTTCACCATGTCGAACAGCTTGCCCATGCCTAACCCTTTTTCGGATGGAGTCCAAACCTTCTTTGGATTCCAGTTTTTCCACTCCCCGTCGTACTCCGGTGCGGTCGGATCATATTTCGGGTTATCCGACCATTGCCCGCCGCCGATGCAATACTCGTACTGTTTCGGATGTGTCTTTGCCAGTCGTTGGAATCGCGTCTCGCCTTTGTCCAGATGAAACCCAAACCCGCAGAAGATGCATCCTGTTCTGTCGCATCCGGTACAGGCCAGCTTTCCGTCATCCCCTTCCACGATGTCGCCATAGATGGAGCAGAGGTCGATAAACTCATATCGGGCAAGGTAGCCGAGGATGTCTTGTTCCGTCCAGAAGGACAATGGCTGGCTGGATGGGCTGTCACCGTTAAAGGCGTTGCACCCGGATCGGAGCCACGCTTGACGCCGTACCCGCGATTCTGACGCCAACGTACCTAAATACGGATAGCACTTATTCGCTCTCTGGTACTTTCTCAGTGGGTGCTTCTTCATCACAGCGCAGCAGTAGTGACTGATATATGCCGGCAGATCCTGGCAGAGCGGAAGCCATTTCTCTTTATTGAACTGAGATTTAGCACCAAATTGCTCCGGGCCTTTGTTGAGGCTGTTCCGCCTCCAGTCTTTCCATACACCATCTACCCCGGTTCTGTGGAATCCTTCAAGTTTGAGCTTGACTCTTGTCCCGGGTTCGTAGTCGTACCATTGCTCATTCTTCCGGTAAGGACCGTCCGCCGATTCCGAGCAGCGCTCGTCTGGATGAGATGATCTTTCGGTTGAGGGTTGTGGTTCTTCCCCCCCCGTGAGATCCCGTCGCCTCCGGACTGTTTCCTTGTAACCTGTCTGTCTCGCTCCGCGGACGGGTTCCGAGGAGTTCTGACTGATGCCGTTCTGCTGTTCTCTCTCTCTCCGTTTCTAATTCTTCTGGCGTAGTGGATCGCTTCCGCCACTTCTTTCCCGATCAACGGGTAGCCATAGGTCATGATCACCTCATCAAAACGCATTGTTGGAGTGACGAATGTGGCCCCCTGTTCTCTTGCAAATTTCTGGATTTCCGGGTACTCCAGACCGGTGTTACAAAATACCGCTGGTACATCCGGATACAGCTGGTGGACCATATGAAGCAGGACCGTGCTGTCTTTTCCACCGGAATAAGAAATGACAACATTTCCCTTCCAGTGCTGATACCATTCGATGATTCTGGTCTGGGAAATCTGTATCTTCCGTTCCAGGGGAAGCGCCTGCAGTTCTTTTAACCGCTGTGCGTCATGGATTATTTCTTGCATCTACTAAATCTCCAATCATTTCCCGGATTTCTTCCGACCACGCGTAGGGCCCGATCCACTTCAGGAACCAGTCCACAGCATCAGATCCGTATAGGACCACAGCGACGCAGTTCAGTTCTTTTAATCGGAATTGCCAGTAGTCCTGCGGTCCGGACAGCCGGCCGGTATCGGTCTTCAGCTCTACGAAGAATATGTCCCCGCTGGGCAGGATGACGATCCGGTCCGGGACCCCGGTGTTTCCGGGACTGACCCACTTCAAGCATTCTCCACCCAGCTGCTTGACTCCTTTGATCAGTTTCTTTTCTATATCTCGTTCCCGCATTAGCTGTCCCTCACATATGTTTTCTGTCGGCCATACAGTTTGTTCCGTTTCATGCCCTTCCGGTGCCAGCCCTTGATCCGGGCCATGATCGTCGTGATCGCTTTGGCGTCTTTCTGTTCCATCCCGGACCGCTTGTTCCGGAAGCACTCTGTCCAGATTTCGATATTCGTTACTGCGGTCCGCCGGACGGTCCCCTTCTGCGTGTCATCAGACAGGAACATGATTCGTTCATCCTCGTCCATTTCCTCCCAGTTCCCCGGCAGCAGACGGTCCAGATAGGCTTCTACTAACCCCTGCCGTTCATCGGCTTCCATAGCTTCTCTCTGTGCTTCTATGGCTTGCTGTGTAGCCTCCCGGCTTAACAGAAGGGATTCATGGCTCCGATAGGCGGTCAGGATCTCTGCCCAAATCTGATCCACCGTTTCCTGCGTCAGATCCCACGGGGTTTCTATCGTGTCTCCGGTCACCGGTACCGGCCAGAATCTTCTGTTCCCGGTTACATCCCGCAGGAATCCGTTTTCCTCATTTGTGCTTCCTACGATGACGCACTGTCTTCTGTGGCTCTCCGTATTCCGTCCGTATGCCGCGCGGTATACGTCATCCTGTCTGGATATAAACGATTTGATCGTTTCGACTTCCGCCTTCCGCATACCGGTCATTTCGGAAATCTCCAGGATCCAGTAGCCCTGCAGCCGTTCCGCTGCAGTTTTGTCCCTCATATCCGCGATGGACAGCGCGTCCGAGAACCACTCCCCCGCCAATCTGGCGAAAATGGTGCTTTTCCCGATCCCTTGCGGCCCCTGGAGGACCAGCACGCTGTCAAATTTCGCGCCCGGTCGGAAGATCCTTGTAACTGCCGCCAGAAGGCATTTCCGCGTAGCTTCCCGCGTATACGCCGTATCGTCCGCACCCAGATAGTCGATCAGCAGGGTGTCTACCCGCTTGATGCCGTCCCATTCCGGCAGTCCTTCCAGATATTCCCGGATCGGATGGAACCTCCGGTTATCCGCTACGACCGCCAGAGCGCCCCGGAACCGGTTGTCCGGGAACTGAACGTGGTACACCTTGGCTACCCATTGGTACAGCTGCGATTCGTCTGTGTCCCGCCATGCTGTCCCCGGACGGCTCCACGGCATATCCGTTGCTTCAATCTGTCGGGCCAGTTCGTTGTACCGGATCCCCTGAAGCTGTTCTTCAAACGTCAGAATCAGCTCCGCGTTGACCGCGGTCGGATCGATCTCTCCGGACCGGTTTTTCCGGCTAAGACGTTTCCGCCAGTTTTCTTCCGGCAGGACTTCGGCAAAATCCTCCGCTGCTTTCTCACGGTCCTCTTCCGCTTTTGTCGCCATCGCTTCCGGGTCGCTGGCTACCAGGGACGCCATTGCTTCATAGCTCGGCAGTTTGGTTCCGGTCGCGTTCGTCCCTTCATCCAGATCCAGAAACTTATGGATTCGCACCAGATCGAACGCGTTGCACAGCTGTCCGCCCGCGGGGTCTGTGCCGTGATTGGAGTAGGCAAATTTCCCGTCGTTGTAAACGACCAGCCCCGCCGCTGTAGATCCGGCGGAGTAGGTGTACCGGTTCTCTTTGGATGTCGGCGTGTATACATCCGGCAGGAATTTCGCGATGGCTTCCGGGACAGTGTATGTCCGGCAGAAGTATCCGACGATCCCCGGTTTCTCTGTTGGATCGCCCTGTTTGTCTGCTTGCTTTTTCCGGATCCCGGTCATCCTGGATGATTCCGGCCAATAACTGACATCCGTCCAGTCCGGATATTCCGCCAGCACAGAATCGGCATCCAGCCATGACTCATCTGCGTATTCAAAGACCGGCGTTACATCCGATGAATGACTGGGCCAGTACATCAAACGGCTTGGTTGATAAGTTGAGTCGTCGAAAAAATCGATTCCGACCTTCTCTGCGATCTTCCGGGCGATTGCTTCATACTCATCCGCGCTGACTTCCCGGTTCAGCGGAATGACCAGACGGAATTTCGGCATGGATTCTGCATATTTGTGCGTTGAGTATATGCAGTATGCGCAGATCAGGTCCAGATTGTCGGCCATGTCCTGTGGGAAGGAACTGGGTGCGAAATCCAGGTCCAGCGTCAGGAGCTGACGGCCATCTACGTTTTCCGCTTTTCGGTGTCCGTCCTTCAGTCTTCCGCCGACAAACCCACCAATGTCCTTAATCTGGTCCTGCCGGTCTTTCGGCATCTTCAGGTATTCCGCATGGGTCTCTGCCGTTAGGATGCTGGTAGACAGGCGGGCAAGAAGCTGCCCCCATGTCCAGTTCTGATTCTTCCACTTGGTATCGAACCGGGTTTTCCCGACGGATATCATCAGCTTCCCGTCATGCTTAACTGGGATCGGTTCGATTTCGCTTAGTTTCAAATTTGGTTTTAGCATCGGTCCAAATCTTCCTTACCTTTGGATTTTCTGCGGCAGTAAATATTTCGTCGGCCAGTTCATAATCCTTCTGCTTTGCGTATTTCACGATCAGATTGCTGATCTTCCGGAAGACCTCTGCGGTGACCTGCAGTTCTGTGATTGGTCGGTCCGGATATGGGTGGTACACATATTCTCGGTTTCCGCATCGGGTGGCCAGCGCGTCCAGATCAACCTTCATGATTCCTACCGATTCAATCCAGCGCCCGCCTTTCCACTCCGGAGGAATATGGATTGTTATTGCGTGCATGGTTTAATCCTTTCTGTAGTAATTGCAGACGTATCCGTCCGCATTCAGCGGTAAGCCCGGCGCCCACGGGATCGGGGCCTTCATCGTTTCCAGAATGTTCTGATACGCGCCGGTATCGCTGACTGGCGCGTCTACGATGATTTCGTCATGAACGTGCATTACGATCTCATAGCCCATTGCGGATACGTTCCGAATTGTTTCTGCGAGGCAATCCCGGGCGACTGCTTGGGTTATGTTTTCCGTGATCTTCCCGCCGTAGGTTTCTTCTTCCGTCCACCGGCGTGCTGTATTGACTGACATGAAGACGATGGATTCTTTCCCGGTAGGGTCTTCTTTCAGTCTTGCATTCCAGTAGCAGATGGATCGCCCGCTTGGGAGTTTGATATAAAGATTTTTGTCTCTATATGTGAAGAAAATTGAGCAATTCTCTCTCACGCTGTAAGGTCTCACCCATGATTGTGCTGCGTATTCTCTGACTCTGATTTCTTCAGGATCTATCTGCAGCCTGATACCTCGTCTGACTGATCTTTTCTCTCTGATTGCTGTTTTCGCGGCGTCCTCACAATCCCGCCAGAATTTCACGATGTGCGGATTGGCGGAGCGCCATTGGTCTACTACAGATTGCAGCTCTTCCTCCGGGATCGACCCTTCTTTATCCATCCGCTTCATGGCCCCGACGCCGCCTTGATAACCACACGCAAGAACAGCGACCTTCCCCTTCTGCCGCAGATGTCCGTTCTGTCCGTGTTTAACGACCGGAACGTGATACATCTTGGATGCCGTTTCGCAGTAGATGTCCTTGCCATTTCGGAACGCCTCCAGCACCCAGTCTTCTCCGGCAAGCCACCCAAGAACACGGGCTTCAATCGCGCTGAAATCCGCGACGACGAAATGCCGGTCTTTTGATGGAATGAACGCGGTGCGGACCAACTCTGAAAAGACGAACGCCGGTTCCCCGAACAGCATTTCCAGGTCATCAAATCGGTTCTCGCAGACCAGTTGACGAGCCAGATCCAAATCAGCTAGGTAATTTTTGGACAGGTTGTGGACCTGCACCAGTCGGCCGGCGAAGCGTCCTGTTCGGGCGGCTCCGTAAAACTGCATCGTTCCCCGGATACGTCCGTCAGCGCAGGCTGCATCCAGCATCGTGTGAAACTTCTTTACGGATGATTTCCCCAGTGCCTGTCGGATTTCCAGAACGCGCCGGACTTCCGGAGGAAGATCCACTTTCTTCAGCTGGTCTACGATCACGTCCTTGGTCACTTCCGCCAGCGGGACGCCTTTCCGGGTCAACCAGTCTTTCAGCTGGATCAGGCTGTTCGGATTCTCCAGACCGGTTATATCCTTGGCTTCATTGATCAGCTGGACCTGTCGCTGTTCGTCATAACGGACGATCTTCTGCACCATCGGCAGATCGACTCGGACCCCGCGGTCATTCATTCTCTGGTCCAGATACCACAGGTCCCATTCCGACTGGATCGGCTGGACCTTCTTCAATAGCATCTCCCGGATGGCCTGTTCCGTGACCACGTCCTGCCGGTTATACTCGATGTACAGCTTCCATTTGTCCGGGTCATGGGCCGGCAGGTTCCGCGTCCGCATCCCGTTGGTTTTGGTAGGCTTACAGGGCTTGCTGAAGAAGTTGATCAGCGCTTTGCCCCGGGGGTCCTTCAGTTTTTCTGCCGGAAGACCCAGAGCGATACCGGCGCCGGCCAGGGAGCCGGGAAGCCCCAGCTCCAGGGCGCGAACCATTGTGTCATCCCATTGTTCCGGGGGCATCGGTCGATTGAGCCATTTCGCGAAACCCGATCTTTCAAAATTTGCATTCCATGCGGTCTTCCGGACGTTCGGATCCGTCAGCGCGTCAATCACTTCCTGTTCTTCCGCTGTGAAATCTGCTGTGCTTGTCAGGTCGATGACGTGTACGTCCGGTTCATCGTCCCACTTGTAGCCAAGCAGAAGGATCTGGAAGTCCGGGGCTTCCGTGTAACGGTACACCCCGGTTTCCGTCAGATCCGCGGAGGAATATGTTTCGATATCACAGGCCAGTGTACGCATATGGATTAACCGAAATCCTCTTCATCATCGAAATCGTCGCCGAAATCCTCTTCCGCTGTCGCCCTGGCTCCGCCCAGACGTTCGTCATCCTGCAGCTTCTGGATGGTATTCAGTCCGACGCCGATGCCGCGGTTGCCGTTGTTGTCATAAGCGAACAGGTTGAATCCCGCGCGGCCCCAGCATCCGGAGTAAACCTCGTTCGGATCGAGGATTTCATTTCCGTTCTCATCGACGATGCCGGGCTTTTCTTTTGCCGTGGCATTTAAGAAGTACATCCCGGCGTACTCCGGCGCTTCATCCGCACGCTCTTCATCCCCGTCACGGAGCGGCAGGTGCAGATTCTTCGGGATCTTTCCGCCCCATTTCTCCGCCATGCCTTTCTGCTTGGTGACCTCGATGGCATTCTTGATCTTGGCCAGCGTCTTCTTATCCTTTTTCGGAATCAAAAGGCAGATCGAGTATTTCGCATCTCCATCCGCGGTAAACGCGCGGGACCGGAAGATGTTGACGTACGAGAACCTTACTTTTCCTGTTACAACCTGAGATTTAGCCATATAACTTTTGCTCCTCCTCAAAAATTCTTGATATGCCTGTTCGGCTGCGTATTCATTACTGTCGAATAAGCTCATAGCTCATCAAATTCTGCGAAATCGGTTTGCGCTTTTTTGACCTTATCGAGGTCCAGTGCATCCCGCTTATCGGATTCGGGGACTAGAACCGGCTTACCTTCCGGCTTGATAATCAGGCCCATCTGTTCCAGATCCGTCATTTCCTTTTTACCAACGATCTTTGTCATAGCCGTGATGCCGTACATCTTCCGTTCGTAGATCAGGGCGTCATCGAATCCGGCGGCGTTCAGCGCCTGCTTCACCAGAAGCTCATCGGCGTACTGACGCGTGGACCGTCCTTCTACTACTTTCCACCCGTCGAACGTCTCCCCGGCAAGCGCCCGGGCCAGCGCGTATTCCTTCACCGCGTTGAGCCATTTGATGCACGGATCGGCGATCTTCAGTACTTCTGTGATTTCTGCCGAGGTCATCAGCGATTCATCCGCGAAATCGTATTTGGCGATCTCCGTCCGGACCTTGGCCTGTTCCCGGCAGATTGGACTGCAGGGGCAGAACCGGCACCAGTCACCGGCGGCCAGTTCATCGGATCCGGCCATAGCTTTTTCCGCCTGGGGCTTGACCACTTCTTCCCCCCATTTCAGCAGGTCCTGTACAGACAGGTTCTCGCAGCTGATAGACCCTAGTCGGGGCTGGATGATATTCAGGGATACCTTGGAAAAATCGTAGAGACCATCAAACAGATCGATTGCTCCGAGGCCGTAGAGGCGAATCTGGGGATTGTCAATGGCATTGACCGGAACTCCCTTGCCGTACTTGAAATCGCAGACGTACAGGATATCGTCCCCAAGGATGCAGCAGTCTGCCGTTCCAAATCCGTCCGGTATCCACCGAGTCATATCCAGCCGCTGTTCCGTCATCAATTCCGCCCCTTTGCCGGCCGTCTGAAACAGCTCCTGAATATAGTTGGCATAGACGTTGGCAGCGTCGGACATTTCCTCGGTGTAGTAGGCGGAACCTTTGATGAAGGCAGTTTCCTTCCGCTTTAGCTTCTCGCCCAGTACGATGCTGTGAACCCGCAAATCCGCCAGAATGTGGGCGTCCGTTCCTTCCATCGTGTAGATGGTGTCGCCCTTGGGCGGAGCCTGTTCAGACAGCTTGATGGAACCAGGGCAATGGATCCACCGGTCCGCGCTGGATGCGGATAATCTAGCGTGTGCGTCAGGCATTGAGCGCCTCCTTTGCCAGGTTCATCAGGTCCTGCAGCCGGTTTCCGGGAACATCGGACAGCCCCTTGAACCCCATGTCAGCGATCAGCTTCTGGGCTGGCTTCCCGGCATGAGTTTTGTTCAGTTCAGCCAGAACACTGCGAACCTCTACGCGGAGCAGTTCGTAGTCGGGTTCCGGTTCCGGCTTGGGCTCCGGCTTGGGCTCCGGCTTGGGCTCCGATGTGATTGCGGCGGTCGTGTCGGCGTTCAGCGTTTCCGTCAGGGAAGCCTTGATGTTATCCACTGCTTCTTTGACCGGCTGAAGCACATCAACGATAGGGGTGGGCATATCCACGGGGGTGTAGATGACCTCTTTCGGACTGCGGAATGATTCCAGTTCTTCCCAGGAGTCAAATACGATGTTGATCTTCATGTTTCTATCTCTTCCTTCCTTTCCATATTGAATAGGTGATGATGGCGGCCAGTTCGATCAGCAGAAGCGTCAGGACACCAGCCAGAAACGGGTTTACATACAAATTAGCGTTCCTCCTTATGTGATCTTTCGTAGAATGTAAAATGGTACGATTCCTGCTTTTTGTAGACGTACCGCTGCTTCTTAATCCGGTCCCGTTCCGCTTTCCATTCCTGATAGCGAGAACAGTTATCATGGCATCCGGGATGCCGGTCTGGACAGGATTTGGTACAGGGACCTAGCTTGGTCAGGATCGATCCTCTAGACATTTGCGTCCACCAGCTCGTCAATCTGTTCAAACAGCGGCGTCAGCTGGCTGAGATTGGAATACTTTCGCCGGAACGCCTGAAGCTCCCGCAGTGCCGTCCGATACATTCTTTCGGTATCATCCGGGTCAGACAAAATTGCTTGGATCGACCGATATTTTGGGCTTTCCCGCTCAACGTTCAGGAATGCCCGGACCGGTTCCGGTGCAGGTAAGACCACGACTTCTACACTTCCGATAATGCACCGCGCCTGCTGTTCCCTGTATTTCTCGGCTGCTGTGGTATCGTTCCAGTCAAAACAGCCATGCAAAGGTGCATCCTCCGGTCTGCTTTCCTCCACAAGGTCCCTTGCCGTCAGCCGGTGCTGCGCTTCCAGTTCCGCGCACACTTCCCCGACTGTCTGGGCATCCACCCCGGAAACGTGCGCTCCGTGTCTGTACTGATAATTCATTTTGTGTACACCTCCTTGCCTGCCATTCCTCGCCCCGCTATGACCATCCCGACCCCGCCTCGCCATGCCTGCCGCGCCTCGCCACGTCTAGCCCGAACTTACCGAGCCTCACCTTGCCTGCCCCGCCGTGTCCAGCCAAACCTTGCCAAACCTCGCCCCGCCTTGCCTTGCCAAGCCTAGCCTTACCTGCCAAACCCGGCCTGACCTTGCCTCGCCTTGCCTAGCCGAGCCTTGCCGCGCCTTGCCTGCCAAACCCAGCCAAACCTAGCTACCCAGCCTTGCCATGCCTCGGCCCGACCCGCCATACTTCGCCCTGCCTGCCCAGCCCGACCGTGCCTTACCGAACCCCGGCGTACCATGACACGACTTGCCTGCCATACCTCGCCAAGCCGCGCCTTGCCCTGCCGCACCGCGCCTTGCCTGCCATGCCGTACCAAGCCCTGTCCTGCCTTGCCAAGCCCAGCCTTGCCTGCCATTCCGTACCATGCCCAGCAACAACGACCAGCCTGCCCTGCCTCGCCTAGCCGCGCCCCGCCACGCCAGGCCTTGCCTTGCCTTACCACGCCTCGCCCAGCTCCGCCCCGCCTTGCCTGCCCCGAGCGGGGAGCGGGCATTACGCCCGCTCCACATGGAACTGTCCGAAGCTGCCATCCTTCTCCGGCCTCCACTCGCCGATGCCGCAGGCGAACCCACCGGCATTGATGATGTTGACGATCTGATCCAGCGAATACTGACCGGAAAGGTTGTACGTTACGGTCAGTTCTGCTGACCAGTTGTCAAACTGTCCGCGATACCGGACGTCCGCAGGATTGCCCATTCCACCGAGCCGGACCATATCTTCCCGCATGACAGGAACATCGGATTTAATCTCGATCATGGATTCCGGTTTGAAAGCGTTAGGAATGATTTCGATACTCTTCTGGTCCGCTGCGATCTGGAGGTCTCCGGCATAGTAGCCGTTGATTTCCGGCTCGATGTAGAACGCACCGCGCAGAGAGGTTTTGTTCGGGGTCCAGCCCAGCTGGTATGCCGCGGTGATGGCCGCCTGCTTGATTGCGGTAACCGGGAAACCGAAACGTGCGGTCCGAAGGGCTTCCGCTACTGCTTCTGCGGTAAACTCTTCCGGCATGGGCGTGAGCCAGTACATACTGCTGACGAAATCCTCGACCGGATTCTTCTTTTCCCTGGCGGCCGTTTTGGTCACACCAAGCTGCTTGCCCAGCATTTCCCGTTTCGCCTTTGCGGACCATGCGTGCATGATCAGCGGACTGTCGCCGACGATGCGGATCTTCGCGCTTGCCTTTTCGATGGGACGGATAACTACTGTTTCCTGTGTTGCTTTTGCCATTTTCTTTTTCTCCTTTTCTACTTCTGATTTAATTTAGGCATTTCGCCTGCCACGCCCTGACCCACCCGGCCTTGCCAAGCCTCACCTTTCCTTGCCTGACCTTGCCAGCCTCAGACTTTTGCCCTCTCCTTCTCTGAAGCCTCTAGTAGGCGTTTTGTCCTATCCAGAGTGCTTGTAAGGACTGCTAACTGATCCAGCAAACGGTTGATTTGCTGATCGCGTTCACCAAGCAGCGCCTGCCATTGTTCTCTGTCCGCATCTGCGCGCTCAATCACTTTGATCTGTTCTTTTTTATGATCCCGACACCGGCGGTCTTTCTGGTTTTTGTACCAATAGGAAACCACCAGAATCAGCGCTGTCGTCGTGAGTGCTACCAGACAAAACAACATCCCAAGAGCGCCGATAAAAACTCTTTCGCAAACCGTGTATGCCATCTCACTTCACCTCAAACACTTTTTGCCAGTCAGCGTCGTAAAAGGTCAGTGTTCCGTTGACTCGGCCCATGTACAGAGCTTTTGTCATCTCAACCGGGATCCCTTGGTAATACCCTTCTGCCTGAGACCGGACCTTGTCGAGATTCGATCTGGCTGTTTCCCGGTTCCGGTCACTGATCTTTCCTTTGTTAAACTCGTTCCGCTGTCGGCATACTTCCAGAAGATCCTCCGGGAATGGGCTTCCGTGTTGCGACCGGTTCCAGATCAGCTGCGTGATCATCAGTTTTTCCTGAGAGGTGATAGGACCGTTTGCACCGGTTTCCGCCCAGTAGATGGACGCTACCGCGTCGATCAGCTTTGCATCCCAGTCAAATTCCTGCAGGGGCTGGATCGGCATTTTCGGCGCCTCTGTAGGCGCAGGAGCGACCACACCGATCAGGATGATCTCCGGTTCCTGTGCGGCTAAGACCGGCACCGGAAGGAGAAAGGCTGCCATCAGAAGGATTGCTTTACACAGTTTCATAAAAATCCCTCCTGATTTCTGGCTGAGCGTATTTTGTGATGACAGCTATGTCCGAAATGTCTGAAAATAATTTCAGAAGTTCTCTGATGATTGTTGGGTTTACTGGATCCGGGTTTACCGGTGTGCTGTAACACCCGAGATATTTCTTTAGGGACATGTTGCTAGTGTGAGTTAACTTGATTTTCACTGTGGGTGTGGTACCCTTAGAGTTGTTTGAGAGACCTTTGGTCGCGCCCTGATCAGAATTCGCAGTTCTGGTTGGGGCATTTTTCCTCGTTGCCATTTGTTTAAGCTCCTTTCTTAATCAGTACCTCCAGCGGGATTTTCAGGAATGTCGCCGCCAGGATCAGTTCTCCGACAGTTAATTCTTCCGGTCGCCGCAGTCTGCGGTAGAATGTTGATAACGATAAATCCATCTGATTGGCCATTTCCGGTGCGGTGATTCCTCTTCTAACCATTTCTGACAGAATGTTCTGGGCAACAAATTCATGTCGTTTCATCACCGTCCTCCAGTAGTTCTTCAATCGATACACCAAAGTACTTTGCAACGTCGTTGACCTTATTCACGCTCGGAGCGTGGTCATCCCATTGTTCGATTGTGCGATAGCCAAACCCGAGTTTCTGTTCCAAGGAAGACAGCGTTTCGCCTCGTTGCTTGCACAAATCCTTTATGTTGCGAACCATTCCTTCACCTCCCCCTATAAAATGTAGTTGCAGAAACGGAGTAAATTTACTACACTATGATTGTCGATCAAATGAAGTAAACCCGGCGTTTCTCTGACCGGAAGCGAGTAAATCTTCTCGGTACGATGCCAGTATACGAGTATATTTTCTCGCTGTCAACTATTATTTTTAAAAAAAGTGA